ATGAAAAGACGAGATATTCAAGCAGACATACTTTCAGTAATTTCAGATGGAAAAATATGGTCAATGCGTGAAATAGCTGAAAGAATTGAGGTAAGTTATAAGACAGTATATAGACATATTCATGAATTATCTTATCGATTCAATATTCAAATCTCTTGTGGAGGAGTTCAAAAAGGTGGAGTTCAACTCATTTTAGAAAGAAAGATTAGTATAGAACTTTTAACAGATGAGGATATAGAACTTATTATCATTACATTATCCATAGTTGCAAAAACAAATGAAAGAATAACTCAGTTCATTTGTATGTTAGCAAAGTTTAAAAAAGAAGAGTTGCAAGTTTATAACATATAAAAAACAAATATTTTTAGTTTGTGGTTGTAAAAATAGATGTTTTTTGCGGGTTAGTATATGAGAGGCATAGAACGCTCTCAAAAAAGAGGAGGTGAAAAGAATGGAAACAAATGTGGTTGTTACAATGATAGGACTTGCTGCTTCCTTATCTAGTATCGTGTTTGCATTACTTGCTTTTAAAAGAAGTGAAAAGCAAGAACATAAGACAGAGGGAAAAAGCGAAGGACTGATATTATCCGATGTCGGATATATCAAAGCATGTGTAGATAGAATGGAAAAGAATCTAACCAGTGTAGATGAACGTTACCGAAATGTCTTAGAGCGATTAGTAAAAGTAGAAGAATCATTAGCCAATGCAAGGAAAATGGTAGATGAAATCAAAAAAGAAGGAGGATAAGAAAGATGGAGTTTAGTAGTGTACCCATTATAGTTGTATGTTGCTATTTAATGGGTGAAATTTATAAGGTCATATTTAAGAAAAGACCTGAAACATACAAATTGATTCCTGTTCTTGTATCTATTAGTGGAGGAGTACTAGGTATTCTAATTTATTTAACCAACAAAGAAATGATACTGAATGCAAGTAATATATGGATAGCCTTAGGCATAGGAATCATCAGTGGAGCAAGTTCAACAGGAACCAATCAAATCATTAAACAATTAAAAAAATAGAAAAGGAGAAAGAAGAAAATGAAACAAAATAAATTAATAATGACAGAGAAACCAAATCAAATTAAAACCTACCAGTCGGTAGGAAACGATATCCAATTATCTGAAAACATTGTCATGTTTGGAAGAAAAGAAGAAAACGGAGTGAATCGATATTATCGAGCGTATTATATGATGGATAACCCACTCAAGGATACAAATAAAATTATAGAAAAAGCAATATTAAAAGTGAAGATTATTTCTTATCCAACAGCATTGATGTATAGTGTTCATACCGTGAAAAGTAAAATAACATCTAATCAATTGCCAACAATTAGTACAACACCTATATTAGATAATTTGTATCCAGATAACCAATTTTATTCATTTGATATCACAAAAGCAATCATTGATCCAGATTTTTGTGGCATCATGATAAAAGCAACCACAGAAACAACACAAGCAACAGGATATGCACAATTAGGTGGTTGTAAATATGTTGAAAGCCCAATTTTAGAAATTTACTACCGAGAAAAAGATAAAGCGTATTATCACGACTATGAAATGGGAGATAAAAATGTAACTAAAATTGATTTAGTTAATCAAGATTATATGCATATTCATAGTGATGCAAGGATAAGTCATAATACATTATCGATTCCATTAAAGCATATTTATGAATCAAGAAACAAATATGGAAATCAAAGCAAAATGGGAAAAGGGTGGCGAAGTAATTTACACCAATATCTTATCAAAAATGATTATAATGAAAACACACAAAGTAGAGAAATAAATTATATTGATAACGAAGGTATCACGCATACATTTGAAGAAAAATGGTATTATGAAGAAAATGGAGAAAAGCATTATATCGATAGAGAGTCTATTTTCATTGATGATGACCAAAAATTTAAATGCGAATTAGATGGACAAATAATAGAGGTTAATTATGAAATTAAAAATAAAGATAAAATGACTTTAATTTTGGGTTCTAATTTATCTATGAAAAATGGGATAAAGCAAAAGAAGAAAAAATACTATATCCAGCTAAATAATAAAAAACTAGAAATTGAGGAAGATGCAGATGGTTATTTATTGGTTCCACATTTTCGATTTAGTAGTATAGCAAATATGTCCGAAAAAGAAAAAACGTTAGTAAAAGTTAACTCTTTTACCGATGCCTTTCATTTTAATCTCATAGGTTTTATAGATGATGATGGATTAGCAGATGATGAAACTGGAATATATGGAGAAAAATTATATAAAAAATATGTATTTGAATCATACGAAAATGTTGTATTAAATAATGATGGTAAATACACAAATAAATACTCTAAGAATTTAATCGAAAAAAAATTTATTAAACAAAAAATATATAAAAAAGATGAAAAATATTACACAAAATATTTGCCAATATATTTAGTTTGGGCAAATGGATTTACAAATATTGAATATTTAGAAGACTATAAAGAAGTGCCTCTAATTGTAGAAGAAAGTTTTGAAGTTGTAAATAATAGTGAAAATATCACATTATATGAAAATGATGAAATTAAACAAGTTGACCAAATAATTAAAAATTATGAAGATAACATTGAATCCTTAAAAGAAAATCTTAAAAATCAATATTTATCATTAAAAAATATAGATAGTCAACAAGCAAGTAGTTTATTATCAAAATCGGAATATTATAAAAGTGGGCAAAATCATTTAAATCCTTCAAGATATACATATAAAGAAATATATAAAATGTCAGATATAATATCGAATGAAACATTAGAATTGTTTTACCAAGTAATACAAAAAGGTGAAGAACAATTAGAAAACTCAATATTTGAATTAGAACGTCTTCAAAAGCAAAAGAAATTGCTGATAAAAAAACAAAAAGGTAAAGTCAACGATTTTATTATGGATGAAGAGGGAAATACTTTAGGATTTGATGGCTATGGAAGACTTATCTTAATTCAAGATAAAGAAGAAAACAAAATTCAAATCGAATTTGGTTATGAAAAAGAAAATGAAGGGAGAATACTTGCGGTATATAGTGAAACAGAAAGTATCCGATTTGATTATGATAAAACCACAGGATTATTAAAATCCATTCTAGACTCACAAGGAAGAAAAACAAAGTATAAATATGATAGTAATGAAAACTTAGTGTCCATTTTATACAATGACCAAAAGAAAACAAGATTTGATTATGAAAATGTTTTTTCGGTTAGTAGCCCAATGTTAGAGAAAACAAAAATCACTGAAACAGATAATGAAGTAAAAGTTGTAGGCTGTTGTTATGATGGTGAAATCAAAGAAAACACAGTACTCAGTGAAAGTGGAGAATTAAAAGTTGTTTTTGAACATCGTTATATATTTAATGAAACAAATGTTTTGTTTAAAGATGAATTATTGAATGAAGAAGAAAGTTACACTTTTGATGAAGAAGGAAGAATCATTCAACAAAGAAATAATAAAGAAACGAGTATGTTTAAATATGAAGGAGACAATTTAATTCAAGAAGCCCATTATTTAGTAAATGAAGACTATATAGTTTTGTCTAGTAGTACAATTTATCCAGACGCAGGATTTACATCTCTTTTTGCTGATGTTTCCAAAATAAAAACAAAGAGTTTAGCATTTAAAATTGATTTGTCAGATTCGCTTGTTCAAAACTTAGGAGAATATGAAGGAACGTTTAAAATTACAAGTAGTGAAACAGGAAAAATGATTGAATATGCATTTGTCAATGAAAAGACCATTGTGATTCCATTTTGGGTAGATTTTAATGGCTCACAATATTTTCAAATTGAATTTAGTACATTTAATGCAGATAAAAATGTTAATCCAGTTACTCTTTGTGATGTTGCTTTAGTGGAACCAAAAGATGAAATCATCTATGAATATGACACAAAAGATAGACTTGTATTAAAGAAAAGTCAAGAAGAGAGTATGGAATACTTAGATTATGATGAAGATGATTTGTGTCATCATGTAAAAATGATTGATAAATATAAGGAAGAAGTAAACACTTATTATAGTTATAATGCAAATAAACAATTAATGTTAGTCGAAGATAGTAAAGGAAATGTAGAAGAATATAGTTATGATGAAAAAGGAAACTGTATAGAAAAACGTAGTTTCAATAAAAAAGATGCTTCGTTAGTTAAAATTGAAAAATTAAATAGTGAAACAGATGAAAAAGATAAAATATTTACTCAATATGATAAAAACACAGGAGAACTCCTTTCTATTTCTTCAAGTTGTAAAGGGATGAATAATGCAACGTCATTTACTTATAATTATGGATTACTCACCTCTATGATGCATCATGGAATGAAAGTCAATTATGCTTATGATGGACAAGGAAGAAAAACGTCCGTTTCATTAAATGGTTCAACTTATGTAACAACCACTTATGCAGATAATTGTGATAGAAAAATTGTAGAAAAAGAGATAGTCTTAGAACATGCAACAGAAGTTGTTTCTACCTATAGAAATAAATATAAAATTGAAAGTCTATATGATAAAGAGGGACAATTAAGAAAACAGAATCTAAATGATGAAACATCAATTGTTTATGATTATGATAAAAAGAATCGATTAGTTCAAACTACTTATTCAGATGATACACCAAATGAAAGTATTACTTATGAAGAGGACAAAGTTAAAGAGGTAACAAAAGGTAATTATACGAAATCTCATACCTATGCTGCTAAAGATAGAATTAAAACGATTGAAGAAAAGGTGAATGATATTACCATTTCTACTCAAACTTATAGTTATAACGATAAACAAAACTCGGTATTATTTACTTTAGGTGAAAAATATATAGGAATGTTTTATAACGATGTTTTAAATCGAGTTAATCATCAAGAAATTAATCATAAAAAAGTGGAACTTTGTCATGAATATTCATATCTACAAAAAGATGGAGGCACACAAGATTTCATTGCTCAAGATTTTGTTAAAGTAAATACCCCATCAGGTCTTGTAACTGAAACATATAATTATGAATACGATGACAAAGGAAACATCATTTCAATTGATACAGATGATAAACTTACAAGATATCAATATGATTCTTTGAATCGTTTAGTTAGAGAAGATAATCCACAATTAAAGAAAACAATGGTTTATAAGTATGATACAGGTGGAAATATCTTACTTAGAAAGACTTATAACTATAATATCAATGATATGGTTCATCTAACAAATCCAAAAAATGTAGATGAATATGCTTATTCATGTAATGGATGGAAAGACCAACTTATTTCCTTTAATGGTAAAACATTGGTTTATGATACGATGGGAAGACCAACCACTTATAAAGACACCAAAATGATATGGAACAAAAATGGTACTCTAGCTAGTATTGGTGATAATATCACTTATACTTACAATGCAAATGGAATTAGAACAAAGAAAGTCGTAGATGGAGTAGAGACTGATTTCTTACTTGATGGAACAAGAATCGTTAAATCAATCACGAATAATGTAGAACTGATTTATCGATATGTACTTAACAAGTTAGTAGGATTTTGTTATAATGGTATTGAATTTATCTACGAAAGAAATATCTTAGGGGACATTATTAGAATCTATAATAGTGAAACAGGAGAAATCGTAGGTGAATATGCTTATGATGGATATGGAAATCAAAGCCTAATAAAAGATGTAGATGGTATGGCTACATTGAATCCATTCCGATATAGAGGTTATTTCTTTGATAGTGAAAGCAATCTATTCTATTTAAATAGCAGATACTATGACCCTGAAGTAGGAAGATTCATTAGTCCAGATATTATTTCTATTTTAGATGAAACAAGAGGTCAAATCAATGGATTAAATCTTTATATTTATTGTACTGATAATCCGATTATGAATATTGATCCCACAGGATATTTGGCTTTTTGGGTTTTAACTATGCTTATAGGAGCAGTAGCTTATGGAGCATATCGTGGGGTAAAAGCATATAACAGCGGAAAAAAAGATTGGGATATAGTAAAAGAAGTAACAATAGGAGCAATAGTTGGTGGTTTAGTAGGTGCTCTAGTGGGTGCATTTGCTAGTGTTGCTTTGACAGCAAAAGCATCTTCCTCCTGTGTTGCTGTATGGAAAGGATTTAAGACTTTAGGATATCTTTATAGCGTGGGAGGTTCAGCTGCAGCATTAAACTACATAGGGACTAATATATATATTTTTACACATTTTGGTAAATTGCCTCCTTCTTATTATCCGCCGAATGATGGATTTTTGAATCAATCCACAACTATTGAATTAGAACCGGGAACAATTTTAGTTAGATTTGGAGGAGAAGGTGGAAACTATGTTGCACCTGTGGGTTCTATTCCATTTGAATTATCATTACCATATGATAAAATAATTTTAAAACCATCTTTTTATGTAGTAACACAAACTTTAGAAGTGAAAGCAGGAGTAGTGGCCCCATGGTTTTATCAAGTTGGCGGAGGAATTCAATATCTTCTACCAGAAGCAATAGAAAAACTGAGAGAATTTTTAGAAAGGTTATAGGAGGAAAGGTTAATGACTTTTAATGAACTTAAAGAAATATTAAATAAACATCCTTTCTTGGTTGAACAAAAATACATTTATATTGATTTAAAGAGATTTAGTCGAGACTATTATAGATGGGGTCGTGCTTGCTATATTTTAATAAAAGATATTTTTGGGAAATATTGTGTTCGACATAATATTGATTTTGAGTATGCAAGAGTTGATCAAATAAAGGAGTTCAAAAATCTTGATTTAGCTGCTGATTATTTGTGGGAAATATTTGGTGGTGAAAATAAATTAAATGAGTTAATAGAAAAATATAAATAATTATTTCAAATAAAAGTTTTTTAAATTTTAAATCTCTACATTTAGCGATGTAGAGATTTTTTGTTTTTTAAACGAAAAAATGAAATATAAAACGTATTATCTAATGAGAAGAAAAAACAAAAATGGAACAAATGATACAAAAGAGAACAAAAGTCGATTTTTCATTTAAAAATTGACAAATTTCTTTGCAGCAAATCATTTAGAATACGAATATAAGATATTTTGTCAAAAAAAAGGGGAGATGAAAAATGCGATGGGATAGTTTTCGCACAACACTGCTAGTAAATAGCAGTTGTTATATAAAATAAAGTTAAGAAGAAAAGTAGATAAAAATGTAATAAAAAAAGAAGAGATACTTGCGAATCGATATATTTTTATATCGGTTTGTAGGTATCTTTTTTTGTACGAAATTTGTAGTGATTTGTCAGTAATTCGGGGTCCACCTTAAAGACTTTTTGATTTGAAACCAAAAAAGCCAATAAGGAGGAAAAGAAAAATGGCAATCAATAAAAAAGTCGTGTACCAAATAACTAAAACAAAGTACCAAATGATAGAGGTCGAAACTTTAGAAGAAGAGGAAATCATAAAAGAATTAAATCGAGATTTTGACAGAAATGAAAAAAGAGAAAAAGTAATTCAAACAAAATGTATTTCTCTAGAGTATCTTCATGAAAAAACTGGTTATGAACCAGTAGATATGAGTCTAACTGGTGAGCAAGCCTATGATAAAGAAATATTTAACGAAAGATTACATCAAGCGATTGATAGTTTAACACCTAAACAAAAAGAAGTGATTATAAAAGTCTTTTTTGAAAATAAAACTAAAGCAGAAGTTGCAAAAGAACTAGGAGTAAAAAAAAGCACAATTTCAATAACACTTGAAAGAGCGTTGAACAATTTACGAGGACTTTTAGAAAAAAAATAAAAAAATTTTTTTAAAACGTCTAACTTTTGCCCTCTAATTTTCCAATATATAGTGAAGGGGATAAATTTAAACTCATCCACTTTTAAAATAAACGAAAAGAAAGGAGGCAATGTGTGGAAGAAATAAAGGGATATTCATTAAAAAAACAAAAATTAAAAAAATGGATTTATAAAAATGGTTATACTCAACCACAAATAGCCAAATTGTTAAAACTTTCTTTATTTGAATTTAAGAAAAGATTAAATCAACATGAGTTGTTTGATAAAAAACAAATTGAAAGACTAATCACCTTCATGGGAGCATATGATGCTTTTCAAGTAATCTATTTTCCAACAAAAAGCCAAAGACAAGAAGTATATCAAAAAACATTTCAACAAGCAAAAAAGGAAGTAATACATAATGGTTGAGAGAAGAACAATTAAGGACATCAATCTAGCGATTCATAACTTACTTACAACAAGTAGTGGAATTCAATCATTTTACTTGTTTGTTGCAAATAATCCCCATTTAAATTTAAGAAATAGTTGTCAAATTCTAACATTTAGAAATGATATTCAAATTTGTCATTCCTTTGAAAAATGGAATGAACTAGAAAGAAGAGTCATGAGAGGAACAAGAGGAATTCCATACTTTGATGTAAATGGAAATAAGCAATTTGTATTTGATATAAATGATACTTATGGAAAGAATTATTGCTCTTTTACTGCCCATCCACTTTTCGATTACATTCGTGGGTTATCCTACTTGAACCAAAATAAAAATCAAATGGACTTAAATTTTGATTCATTACAAAAACAAGTAGAAATTTATTTAGAGAATAGTCTAACTACTTTTGATGAAAAACAAAAAAATGATATAAGTAATGGAGTAAGTTATCTTATTTATTGTCAAAGTGAAGAATTTAAAAAAGATCAAATTGTTTTAAATGGGCTTTCTTATTCCTTTAAAGAAAATGCAAAAATATTTAAAGAGAGTTACGAATTATCAAAAGAAGTGATTTCTCATATTGTTTCAGTTTTGGAATCCAATATTGATTTTATTCAAGAAGAAAATGAAAATTTAGATAAAGTAGAAGAAATCGATTTACCTTTAGTTAAAGAAGAAAGAAAAAAAGGAATTCAAGAGCGTAAGAAAAAAGAAAGAAATCTCTTCGATTTAGTAGATGAAAAAGAAACTTTTATCAAAAGCCAACTTTTAAGGGGAAGCATGATTGAAGGTGGAAAAAAGAGAATTTATGAAAAATATCTTACGAATCCTACAATCACAGAATTTGCTAAATTTTTAAAAGAAGAATATGGAATAGGTGGTTCTCATTCAGGTGATGTAGATTTTTGGAATGATGCAAAAGGGATTAAAATGACAGATTTAAAAAATAATCCTGAAGAAGAAATTCTTTTAAATTGGAAAGAGGTTGCATTAAGAATAGCCGACCTTATTGATGAAAAGGAGTATTATACACCACTAACAAAAGAAGAAAAAATAGAACAAATTACAAATCGACTCATTAAAGAGGGAATACAAAATTCTAATAATGGAAATTGGATAGTTTATTTTGATGAATTTAATGAAGACGAAGAGTTTGTAAGTAAGAACGCTGAAGAAATTGAAAATCAATTATGGAAAAGAGAAGAAATTTCTGATGTATATCTTGAAGACGATTCGTTTAATATGTTGTTTTGGACAAGCTATCTTGAAAACTATGATTTAGATGATAATGATGAAATCAGTATTGGTGAAGAAAATACAAATCTAAATGATTTAGATATTCAAGTGAGTGAGATTAAAGGACTAAAAGAACGATACCGAAATAATCTAAATGCTATTTTAACAATGCAACGAATAAATATTCAAGATTTAAAAGTGACGACTGAGGATAAAATTGCTTTAGCCAAATATGTGGGGTGGGGAGGTAATCCACAAGTTTTTGATGAACAAGATAAAAATTGGAAATATGAGCATGAAGAATTGAAACTAATATTAACTCAAGATGATTATGAACGAGCAAAGGGAAGTGTGTTGAATGCACATTATACATCAAAAGAAATCATTGAGGGAATGTATCAAGCACTAGAGCAGTTTGGAGTAAAAGAGAATAATCGTATTTTAGAGCCTGCAATGGCAATCGGCAATTTCTTTGGTTATATGCCAGAAAAGATAAAAGAGAATGCAAAACTTTATGGTGTAGAACTAGATAATATTACAGGAAAAATTGCAAAACTTTTGTATCCAGAGGTAAACATTCAAATTAAAGGATTTGAAGAAACATCTTTTCCTGATAATTATTTTGATATTATCATCACGAATGTACCTTTTGGAGCATATAGCGTACACGATCCAACATATAACAAACATCATTTTTATATTCACGATTACTTTATTGCTAAATCGTTAGATAAAGTAAGAAGTGGTGGAATTGTTGCAGTAGTAACAAGTAAAGGGACAATGGATAAAACAAGTCAAAATGTAAGGAAATATATTGCAGACAGAGCGGAACTGCTTGGAGCAATAAGACTTCCAAATAATGCGTTTGAACAAACCGCAAAAACAAAAGTTACTGCTGATATTTTATTTTTACAAAAACGAGAAGAAAAAATAGATAGCAACAACGAAAATACAAATTGGTTAAATTTAAAAACAAATGAACAAGGTTTTACAATGAATGCCTATTTTGTAGAAAATCCAGAAATGATTTTAGGAAGTGTAGCTGAAGAAAGAGGACTATATGGAGCAGTTGATTTAGTTGTCAAGCCAGATGGTAGAAATTTAAGCGAAGCCTTACTTGAGGCAGTTAAAAAACTACCACATCATATTTATAATAATCCAATGCTTATTCAAGAAGAAAAAGAAAAAGAAAGCATTGAAGTAGATTATTCATTGAAACCATTTTGCTATAAAGTAAAAGATAAAAAACTTTATATGCGAATTGGCGATGAAATGGTAGAAGTTGCTGTTCCAAATAAGCCACAAGATGCATTAGAGAGAATCAAAGCAATGATTTCTTTAAAAGAAGATTTAAGAAAAGTACTTGATATACAAGTTGAAGGGTGTAGTGATGAACAATTACATACAGCCCAACTGGTACTTGATTTAGATTATGACGAATTTGTAAAAAAATATGGCTATATCAATTCATCAACTAATATTAGATTATTTAAAGACGATGGCGATAGTGCGTTGTTGTTTGCCTGCGAAAATGTAGATAGTGTTACTAAAGAAATTACAAAATCAGATGTTTTTACAAAACGAACAATTAGACCTTATATTGAAGTTGCAAAAACAAATGATTGTTATGAAGCATTGCAAATGTGTTTAAATGCAAGAGGAAACGTGGATATTTCTTTTATAGAAGAAATCACCAATAAAAACTATGAACAAGTACTTGAAGAATTAAAAGGTGCAGTATTTAAAAATCCTATTCTAGTAAACAAAGATGATAAATATTCAGGGTTTGAAACGGCAGAAAATTATTTATCTGGAAATGTGGTAAAGAAATTAAAAATAGCAAAAGAGATAGATGAGTATAATAAAAATCACGATTATGAACAAAACATTAAAGCATTAGAAGAAGTACAACCAATTCCTCTAAAAGCAAGTGATATTTCGATAAGACTTGGAGCAAGTTTTGTTGATTTAAGTTATTATAAACAATTTTTACTTGAGTTATTAAAAATGCCTAGGTGGTTAAGAGATGATGTAGAAGTTACCTATAATCATTTAGATAATTCCTATAAAGTTGAAGCCACAGTACACGCCAAAAGAAATATAAGTAAACTTTATAATACCTCAAGAGCCAGTGTGTTTCGTTTATATGAAGACGCATTAAACTTAAAGTCAACGACTATTTATGATACGTTTGAAGAAGATGGCAAACAAAAACGAGTCTTGAACAAAATAGAAACGATAATTGCAAGAGAAAAGCAAAATAAGATTAAAGAAGAATTTAAGAATTGGATATTTGAAGACATCAATAGACGAGAAGACTTAGAAAAAACGTATAATCAACTATTTAATCAAATCCGACTTCCAATCTATGATGGTAGCTATTTAAAGTTTCCAAAAATGAATTCTGCCATTGAGTTAAAACCTCATCAAAAAAATGCAGTACACCGAATTATTACAAATGGGAATACATTATTACATCACGTTGTGGGCAGTGGTAAAACGTACACGATGTGTGCGACCATAATGAAACTTAGACAATATGGATTAGCTACAAAACCAATGGTGGTAGTACCCAATCATTTAGTTGTACAATGGGCAAATGAATTTAGAACGCTTTATCCAAGTGCCAAACTTTTAGTTACAAGTAAAGAAGATTTAGAAAGACATAACAGACAACGTTTCGTATCAAAGGTTGCAATGGGAGATTATGATGCAATTATTATCGCCCAAAGTTCTTTTGCAAAAATTCCAATATCTCTTGAACGTCAAGTAAGTAAAATCAAAGAAGAAATCCAAAAAGTCGAAATGACGATTCTTGCTCAAGATAAACAAGGTAGAGGTTCAATCAAAAATTTAGAACGAATCAAAAAAAATAGAGAAACAAAATTAAAGCAATTACTTGAAAAAGGGGATAAGGACACTGTACTTATCTTTGAAAAACTAGGAGTAGATTATTTGTTTATTGATGAAGCGGATTGTTATAAGAATTTGTTTTTATACACCAAAATGAATAATGTATCAGGAATTTCAACTACCGCAAGCCAACGAGCAAGTGACCTACAATTAAAATGTGAATACATCAATGAATTACATGGAAAAGATGTTGGTATTGTTTTTGCCACAGGAACCCCAATAAGCAATTCAATGACTGAAATGTATACAATGCAAACCTATTTACAAAAGCGAACGCTTGAAGAATTAGGAATACCCTTTTTTGATAGTTGGGCAGCCGATTTTGGTGAAACAATCACTTCGCTTGAACTTGCTCCCAGTGGTCAAGGATATAAAGCAAAAACAAGATTTGCAAAATTTACAAATCTTCCAGAACTTTTAACACTTTACCGCAGTTTTGCAGATGTGCAAACTAGTGAAATGGTCAAACTTGATGTACCTATTGCAACAAGAAAAGTAATTGCACTTAAACCAAGTGAAAATGTAGTAGAACTTACAGAAGAATTAGCCGATAGAGCAGAAGCAATCAGTGAGGGAAACGTAGACCCACACATTGATAATATGCTAAAGATTACAAGTGATGGAAAAAAGATTGCTTTAGATCCTAGATGTTATGATAATGCAATCCTTGAAAGTGAAGAAAGTAAACTAAATGTTTGTGCAAACTACATATACGATACTTGGGGAAATAGTCAATATATGAAAGGCACACAACTTGTCTTTTGTGACTTGTCAACTCCTAAAAAAGACTTTGAAGAATATGAACAAGGAAAAGATTTTGATGTTTATAACGAACTAAAATATAAACTTGTTCAAAAAGGAATACCAAAAGAAGAAATTGCATTTATTCATGAAGCAAAAAATGATACACAAAAACAAAATCTATTTGAACAAGTGAATGATGGGAAGGTGCGTATTTTAATTGGTAGCACAGAAAAATGTGGGGCGGGAACAAACGTACAAAAAAGATTAGTTGCACTTTATCATTTAGATACACCTTATCGACCAAGAGATTTACAACAACGAGATGGACGAATCATAAGACAAGGGAATTTGAATAAAGAAGTGATGATTTACACGTTCGTTACAGAAAGAACATTTGACTCCTATTCTTATCAAATATTAGAAAATAAGCAACGATTTATTTCTCAAATTGATAGAGGAGATTTGAGTGTAAGAGTTGCTGAAGACATAGATGAAACCACATTAAGTTATGCTGAGATTAAAGCTATTACTGCAAGCAATCCCAAGATAAAAAGGAAAATGGAAGTTGACACCGAAATTTCCAAATTAAGAATATTAGAAAGTCAGTATAAAAAGAACCTATATAATTTGCAAGATAAGATTCGCCTAGAACTCCCACAACGATTAAGTAAGCAAGAGGCATACATTGAAAAAGTGGAAAAAGATATTTTGCATTTAAAAGAAAACTATAATAAAGAACAATTTTTTATAGAAGTAAGGGGCAAGACCTATAGTGATAAAAAGGAAGGAAGTAATGCTTTACTTGAGGCTATCAATTTATCCAAAGGGAATGAAATTATAGGAGAGTATGGTGGATTTAAAATTAGTCCAAATCCTATTCAAATGCATTTTGATAGAGAACTTACTTTAAGTAATGAGGGAAGTTATACACTAACGATTGGTGCAAGTGCTAGTGGAAATATTACAAGGCTTGATAACTTTTTAGAAGATTTTCCAAATCGAAAAGAGCGAGCCATAAGAAAAAAAGAACAACTCATAGCAGAACTTGAAGAAGCAAAAATCGAAGTAGAAAAACCATTTGAACATACAGAAAAATTAAAATCCCTTATTCAAGAGCAAATCGAAATCAATATCGAACTGGATTTAAATAAGAAAGAAGAAGTCATTATTTCTGAAGAGGAAAAAACAGAAATTTATAAAGGAGTTCAACCACAAAAGGAGGAAGAAATGGAAGAAGAAATATTATTACCTGATTATAGATATAGTAAAACGGATTTAATGGAATATGGATATTTCCAAAATGATATGTTTGCTCTAACTAAAGATGTAGCTCAAAAAATATATGAAAATGGTGGAACAATTTATTTATTAAACAATGATAATAGCAAGCAAAAAGTAAGTAATTTAAATGAACTTGAAGACCATTTTGGAATGGTTGGAATCACACTTAATGATTGGGATACGTTTTTAAGTCAAGAGAAAGTACAAAATTATTTATATGCACGATTTGTTTTTTGTCAAAGTGGAAGTAGAGTTGTAAATGAAGAAATGGATTATATGGATGAAAAGTTTACTTATGGTTTTAGCGAAACTAATTATGAGGAACGCATTCGCTTATCTCAATATTTTGAAAATAAAGTAGCCCCATCACCAGTAGAGTTAAAACCATATCTTAGTGATTTATTAGATGAATTTACAAATCGTTTAGGTGGCGATCATTTAATGCATTATGGATGGACAGAAACAGATGTAACGTATTCACTATGTGAAAAAATAGAAAACGAAGAAATAAGAAATTTAATAAGACCACTTTTAGTTGAAAAAAATGTCTTAGACCATGAGCTTTCTATTTTTTACAATCGAAAAATTGAAGCAATAAATGGTACATATACTGATTTAACTTTTGAAAAAGTACAAAAAATGTTGCCTACGCTAGAAGAAGAGTTTAAAGAGAGTAAATGGGATAATAGTGATGGAAATTATCACAAATGGTTTACTCGTTTTGCAATTCAAACATTTCCAATATATCTGTATCTTAATGAAGAAGATTTAGAAGTAACATTAAATCATCTGCAAGAAGAATTGTTATCTAAAAAAGAGATCGTGCAAAAAAGAGTAAAAGAAGAATTTACAAAATACAAAGAAAGTGAACTTTTAAAAACACCCGAAGAAATATTTAATAATTCTTATCGAATTTTATTTTATAAAGAAATCACTGATTATTTAACTAGTGATGATAATGGATTAGATGATGTACATTATGAAGCACTTTATGAGAACAAAGAAAGTGTGTTAATTTACTTATATGACTATTTTTTAAGAAATGAATATGCAAGTATCAATGACTATGGAGAACTCAATGATTTTATAACCAATTACAATGAGAAATATTATTCAAATATTTTAAAAGAATATCAAGAAAAAGGGGAGGAATTTATGATAGAAGAAAACAAAAAGAAAGAGTATTTAAGAATTACTATTCCACGTGAAGCAGTTATTAAAAATTATGAAACCTACACATTTTTTAGAATGCCTGAAACAAGCGATGAATTTAAAGGAGCAACCTATAATTTATACAATAATCAATTTAAAGAAAGTAGAAGAATTGCAGACTTACAAAGTGATAGTTGGGATATTTGTTTAGAGATAAAACTAGCTGAAGATGCCACTATTCGAATGAATAAAAAAGATGAAATAGTAGAAATAGATGCGAAGACTTTTTCTAATCTAGTACATGGAAGTGTAGCCAAAGATTATAAACTGAGTCAAAATTGGACAAGCCTATTTATACCAAGTCAAGCAGTTGTTGTAGAAAATGAGAATAGTACATTACTAAGAATGCCAAAAGGAAATTATGAAGATTTTCTTTACTATATGCCTAATAAACTAATCAAAGAAAAAGAGGAGGAACGTTTAAGAATTCTTTTACCTAATGATTTTAAAGTGACTTTAAGAAATTATCAAAAAGGGGAAATGGTTGAGTTAAGTAGTACTGATTTTGTTGAACTACTCAAGAATAAAGAGATAGAAGATTATGACTTTTTAAAGAATCAACCAACCATATCCAAGCAATTTATACAAATAGAAAAAAATTTAAGAGAAAATGTTCCACAAGAAATGATTGATAAACCAAATTGGTGTGTACTTAGAACGAGAAAAAATGAAGAAAGAGGGAAACTTGAAAAATTCATTATTGATTGTCATACAGGAAAATTTGCAAAAAGTGATGACTGTAGTACATGGAGTGATTTTGAAAGTGCAGTTTCTTATGCAAAGAAAAATGGGGGAGTATCGCTTGTTTATGCACTAGATGGAAAAGATGAAATTGCTTGTATAGATTTAGATCACTGCATTGATGAAAATGGAGAGTTCTCTAATCTTGCTAAAGAAGTCATTGCTGCATCTAATGGCACATATTGTGAACAATCAATAAGTGGAACAGGATTACATTTATTTGGAAAGACGAAAGGAATGGATTTGCGTACCTTTTCAAAAGATGGAGATTTAGAGTTTTATCAAAAAGTCCATTTTATCGCAATGACAGGAAACATTCTAGATGAGAATAAACTAGAAAGTTTTGATACGCCAGAAATGAAAGCATTACTAGAAAGAAAATGTGATAAAAGACCAACCACACAAGGAATAGGACAAGGTGTAGAAGGGTTATCAACAATGAGTGATAGAGAGGTTGTAGAAAAAGCTATTGCTTCTAAACATGGAGATACCTTTAAAGCCTTATATGAAGGAGTAGATTTACAAAATAATCATTCTAATTCGGATATGAGTTTAATGAACCGCCTTGCATTTTGGTGCAATGGTGATAAAGAACAAGTGTTAAGAATCTTTGCAACGAGTGGACTATACCGTGAAAATAAATCACCTGAATATTATGAGTATACCGCAAGCAAAGCGATACTTGATACGAATGAACGATTTTGTTTATCTAAAAAACAAGAAAGTTCATTACCCCAAATAAAGAATACACACTTTGGGAAGGCATAACTTTATGAAAAATAAAAAAGAAATACCAGAAATTATCATTCCAAAAGGGTATCAAATCGAAGAATATTTAGAAATTGATGATAGCGATTTTGAAGAAGAACCATTATTACAAGAGGAGGTGAAAATCACTTTTGAGTAACGATAAAAATAGTATTTATGAAAAATTAACACCACAACGAAAAATGTTAGTTGATATGGTATTAAACAATTTAGAAGAAGGGGGACTCTTTTGGAAAAAAAGTTGGGGAAGATTTAACTTTCCAGAGTCCGCAATCACTGGTAAAAAGTATCGAGGAGTTAATAATATTTTCTTAACATTTCTAGCCATCAAGGAAAACTACCAAGATAATCGGTGGATGACATTTCATCAAATGAACGAAAAAGGGTGGAAATTTAAAACAGATAAAGAAGGAAAAAGTTTAGCAAAAAACAAAGGAGCAACGATTGAATATTTTGAATTTAGAGATAAACTAACCAAAAAGCCATTTAATAAACTTACCTTCATTGGAATGAGTGATGAAGAAAAAGAAGAATACTGGAGAGAAAATGTTCGAGCGTACCGAAAATACTACCGAGTATTTAATGGGGACTTGATTGAAGGTATCCCTAAAAAAGAAGAAATGACTGTTTCAAGTGAAGAAAAAATTGAGCGAGCAGAAAAAATATTGGATTATTGGAATACTTATGAATCACCAATTATTTATGAAGGAAACGATGCGTACTATTTAATTCATCAAGATGAAATTCACTTACCACCAAAAGAATCCTTTTTCACAATTGAAGATTTTTATGGAACTGCTTTTCACGAAATTGGTCATTCAACTGGAAATGAAAAAAGGTTAAATCGAGATTTGAGCGGAAAATTTGGTAGTGAGGAATATGCAATCGAAGAGTTGCGTGCAGAAATTGCTTCAATGTTTATGGAACAAGATTTAGGCATTCAAAAAAGTGAACAAAATATTCGCAATAATAGTGCCTATCTTCAACATTGGAAAAGTAAAATTAAAGAAAATCCAAATGTACTTTTTACAGCAATAGCAGATGCAGAAAAGATGACAAAGTATGTTTTAGAAAAAGGAAAAATCAAAGATATAGAAAGTGAAGAAGTGATTTTACCAAATGATGAATTAGAAATTTATGTTCCACCAAGTTATATCGACACTCAAACTCAAGAAGAAGTACATCAAAGAGGTGTAACACCGCTAACTAAAATGAGTGATATTGAAATTTTAAAACAAGCGACAAGTAAAATTGGAAAAGAGCAATTTGAAAAGTTGTATCAAGGGGAAAGTGTTTTTAAAAATCAAGATAAGAATGATTTGTCTTTGATGATGAGAATTGCCATGTATACACCAAACGATAAAGAACAAGTGATGAGAATATTTGCCTCATCTGGTCAATTTGATGAAAAAAAGGGTGTTGCACATTATGCAACACTACTAAATCAGGCTGTTGCATTTATACAACAAGCAAAAAATGATGTTGCACCACGTGCAACACCATCAAGATTTCAAAACGCAAAATAGAAGGGAGAAAAAGATGAAAGAAAAATATTTTAAATTTAGAGAAAGTTTTGCAAAATCCATTTCTTTAATGAATGATAAAGAAGCAGGCGAGTTTGTAAAAGCACTTTGTGAATATGTGTTTGAAGGGAAAATCGTACCAACCAATAACAAAAAATTAAGAAGTAAGTTTCAACTTGCAAAGATTACTTTAGATGCGGAAAAAAGAGATAAAGAAAATGGAAGAAAAGGAGGAATAAAAAGTGCAGAACAAAGAAAGCAAGAACATTCAAAAGTTGCCTTTGCAATTTATCCCTCAGTATCATTTGTGGATGAAATTTTAAGTGATTTATTAGAAGAAGAGGACATAAAAGATGACAATCCACATGTTGCAAAATCCGCTCAAAACAAGGCAGGATAAGGAAAATGCAACAAGTTCCATTTTCGATAGTAGCAAGTGGGAAACCCACTTCTAAAAAAAACTTATGCTTATTACATAAGTTCATTGATATTAACCTAAAGGCTCTTTAGGATACATAATAGAATTAATTATTTGAGCAGAATTATGAATAATAAATTTTAAGTCGAAAAAACTATAAAAATTCTTTATTTTTAATAATTCATTTGAAAGTATATAACACGTTCTTTCAACACCTAGAATTATATAATCAATTTCTGGATGCATTTTCCAAGCAGAGATAAATTCTTTAGTCAAACAGATATTAAAGGAATTATTATCTTTATCATGAGGAATAAAGATATCTTTGTCTTCAATCAAAAAACACTCCCTGAAAATTAAATTATCCTTTTTAAGTTTGTTTTTGATGTTTATTTCATAATTATTTCTTTTGCTGCAATGATTGATAAATTGTTTGATTAAATTATTAATATATAATTTTGCTTCAGTTGGAACTTTAATCTCAGTATATGATTCTTTATATTGGTATATTGAGCTATCAATAACAAATTCTTTAGGTTCTGTGGCAGATAGTAATTTTTCTGTTAGTTTTTGATTATTTGATTGTTCTTTTCGTAAAGAACTGCCCTTTTTCGTATTCTTAGATGCGTCAAATTCAAAATGTTCAAATATCATAACTGTGTTTTCAATTACAGAAAAACCATCTGGTTCCTCAAATTGTTGTGAATGTTTTAAAAAAATAAAGACCTCGTTTTCATTATTTTGAATTACATTTCCATCAATTTCATAAGGGCATAGAATTTTTACTGACTCATTGGTCAAATACTTTTTTTTGAATTGTTCAATTTCATTTTTAGAATTATGCATAAATTTACCCCAAATAATTTTATTTTATATAGTTTATCACAAAAGCAAAAAAATTACTCAATTAATGATAAGGAGGAATATGAGAGGAGAAAGAAATACCAATAGGAATGTCAGAAAGTTTATCCGAATTTTAGATATGGAAATTTGGGATAAGATAGATGAAATTATGACACTACCAGAGTATGAAAAGAGTTTTAATAAAGTAATCAATGAAGCATTATTTTATGGAATGAATACATTACATAAACAACTCTTTTTTAAAGAAGAATTTGAAAACGAAGTTTCTTTAAAACAAAAAGAAGAAAGCGTTAAAGAGATAGAAAAAGAAAGAGAAATATTATCTCAAATCATTCGTCTTTTAAAAGAAATGATAGTCAATGAAACCATTAATAAATCTATTTTGTGCTCTTTATTTCAAGTAAAGAATTTAGAACTCAACCATAAAACAATTAGTGGTCAAAAATTTGAAGATGGATTTTATCGAGATACACCCAATTATTTAGTTCATTATGAGCTAAAAGCATTAAAAGATTTAAAAAAGTAAAAAGGAGGAATTTTCATTTTAGATAATCAACCTGTAATATTTAATATTCGATATACGCCTTATAAAATTTCTGGTAGTGAAAGTGAAATTGCAAAGCATAGTGAAGAAAGAGCTTTTTATGATATGAGTGGAAAAAATAATATTTTGTCTTATATCAGTCAAGAAAAGAAAACCAATTACAATAACATCTTAGAATATTTAGAAAAAACATCAAAAGTGTTTAATCAAAATGGAATGATTTCATCATATGAACTAGAACAAATGAAAAAGAGAGTTCAAGAAAATAAAGGAAATATTTGGCATGGCTTTATTTCACTTAATGAAGAACATTCTCATCAAATCGATACGTCAGAAAAAAGTATTTGTTTTGTAAAAGAAGTGTTTGACACATTTTTTAAAAGTGCAAAGTTTTACACAAAAAATATGGATTTAATGTGTGCATTGCACAATGATAGACCACATCATTTGCATATTCATTTTGTTTTTTGGGAAAAAGATCCTTTATATAAAGGAAAAGATGGGACACTTGTGTTTAGAAGAAAAGGCAAAATTGATAAACACGCATTAGATATGATGTTTGTTAAGTCAGGAATTTTTGTGAATGAAAAAAGAACAATGCTTTATCCAACAAGAGATGAAGCATTAAAAGAATTAAGAGTAATTACTACTTTTAAAACATTAAAAACAAGCCCTAAAGAAATCAAAAAAGAAATCATTGCCTTATCTAATGATTTGCCAAAAACAGGACGACTGTCTTATGGCAGTAAAGATATGGAAATGTATCGAGAAAGAGTAAATAAAATTGTTGTAATGTTACTTGAAAATGATGAAAAAGCCAAAAGTGCTGAGAGAGCATTTCTGGAAGAACTAGGCAAAAGAAAAAAACTAATTCAAAATATTATTGGACAAACTTATGGATACTCAGAAGAAGAAAAAGAAGTCAATAATAAACTACCAAAATATCATTTTCATATAGATGAGAAAAATATTCACATTATTGAAGATATAGAAAGAGATTATAGAAGAAGACAAGGAAATATCATTTTACAAGTTGCAAGAAAGATGCAACCAGAACAAATCAATCAAAATAAAAAAAGAAAAGCCAGTGATACAAATTATAAAAAATCACTGCATATTTCAGAAAAGAAAATCAATTCAATTTTTAATCAATTTATATCGTCTTTTGCAGAAGAAAGTGAACTATTAAAACGAGATTTTTGTAATCGATTAGAGCAAATTGAAGAAGAAATGAAAAAAGAAAAGGAGGGGAAAGAAAATAAACAAAAATAATTCAAAAAGAAAAAACATTTTACCCATTTTGTTTTGGACGCTCCTTAGCGTAATTGTATTTATTTTATTGATGGACATCTTCGCATTTATAGGATATGAAAGTGTTCAAATGATTTGGCAAAATCAAGACTTTTGGCTTTTGTATGGAGTTGTAATGGGACTGATTGTAATAGCTTATTTACTAATGTATAGAATAGATGCTCAAAATATCGCATTAAAGGAAAATGATTTAGAAGACACTACTTGGTTAAGTCATAAAAAACTAAAGAAAATGAAAGAGTTTTCGGTGATGAATTTTAAAGAAATGCAAAATAAAAATGATGGTATTGTCATTGGAGCAGAGAAAAAAGGTAGTAGTGTGGAAATCATTACAACAAGTCAGTTACATAGTTTAATTGTTGGAACAACTGGTAGTGGAAAAACGACAGGATTTGTCGACCAAAATATTCAAATTCTTGCCAAAAGTAAAACCAAACCCTGTTTAATTATTACCGATCCAAAAAAAGAATTATTTGATAATCATAGTAAGAATTTAAAAAAAGAAGGATATAAAATTTCTGTACTTGACTTAAGAGAACCATATCGTTCAGCAAGATGGAATCCAATGCATATTTTGATAAGAAGAATCCAAATGGTCAAAGATTTGGAAAATCATCTCATCAATAAAGATGGTAAATACTATGGAGCAAATGAAGTCTTCTTATCTTATAAAGAAGCAAGAATAAGAGTACAAGAATTAAAAGATGAAATTTATGAAAATGCAAAAGATTTAGTTTATACTTTGTGTCCCATTCAAAATAAAGACCAACCTACTTGGGAAGATGGAGCAAGAAATCTTATCTTTGGACTTGTACTTGCATTTTGTGAAGATTGTATCAAAGGAAAAATGGAAGAAAAGCAACTATTATTATTTAATATTTATCATAACATTACTAAATATTGTAGTGAAGATACGAGTGCATTAAAGAAATATTTACTAGAAGGGCGAGATGAGTTTTCAAAGGTTAGAGGACTTGTGAACACTGTACTTATCACAAGTGATAGAACACTAACGAGTTACTTATCAGAAGTCAATAGCTACATGCAACAACTATCCGATGATGGTATTTTATCCCTTACTAGCGAAAATGATTTAGACATTATCCATCTTGATGATAAAGCAAATGCAGTGTTTATTGTTGTGCCAGATGAAAGATTTACAAGGCACCGCTTTGTCACATTATTCATTACTCAAATGTACAAAGAGTTAGTTGAAAAAGCCAATTTGAATTTAAGAAGAAAAGAAACGGATACAGCAATCTTAAAACGAAATGCTTATTTTGTACTTGATGAATTTGCCAATTTACCAAAATTTGAAAACATCGAAGGAATGGTAACGGTTGCTCGTTCTAGAGGAATACGCTTTTTATTTGTACTACAATCTTTTAGTCAATTAAACGCAAGATATGGAAAAGATATTGCAGATATTATTAAGACGAATTGCAATGTCAAAATCTTTATTGGAAGTGATGATTTAGAAACAAGAAAAGAGTTTTCCGAACTTTGTGGTCAAAAAAAGATAAAAAGTTTTTCAGTAAATACCCATATCGAAAGTAGTGCTTCTAGTAATACTGGAGCAACAAGTGTTCCGTTAATTACCACAGGAATGCTAGAAAGAATCAATGGCAACGAAAAAGGTGATGCAATCGTAAGTGTCAGAGGATATTATCCATTGTGGACAAGGTTTACGCCATCTTATGCGTTAAAACATATTTATTTTTCGGAAGGAAAAAGCGATGAACAAGAAAGAGAATCTACACTTTTTGAAAAAGAAAAATATGTATTTGATATTTCAAAAAAAGGGGGTGAAACAGAAACAGAACGCATATTAGATGCCATTGAAAAAGAAGAAGAAAAATGGAGAGAGGAGGAATTACAAAAAGAGGAATACATCAAAACTTTAGATAAAAAATGGTTTGAAATAGTAAAAGTCATCGAGGAAAAGTTAAAGCTCATTTCAATTTTGTTAAATGAAAAAGATAGTCATGATTTAGAAAAAACAAGATTAGAACATAAAGCCGTTTTCCTTTATTCACTTGTTGAATCTTATGACCAAAGTATTGCTCATAAAATTGAAGATACAGCCGACTTTTTATCCAAAGTTGCATTACCTAAACTTGCTATGTTGCAACATAGCGTAAATAAATAAGAAAGGAGAAAAAATTGAAATTCATCAAACAAACGATTTACTTATTCATAGTAATGATAGTCACTACTTGTTTAGGATTATCAAGTAGTGTCCCATTTCATGCACAAGAGGAATGTAAGCACGAATATGAGGTTGAACTTCATGAACCCACTTGTACAAATATGGGATATACAATTTATACTTGTGTACATTGTAATCAAACATTTCAAGATAACTTCGTTGAAAAAAAGGCACATGATTTTGAAGAAATTATCATTGCACCAACGTGCATTGAACAAGGATACACCATTCATTATTGTTCTTTATGTGGTTATCAATATTATGACCAATATGTAGAAGAGAAAAACCATCATTTTGTTGATACGAGAATTGAGCCAACTTGTACAAGCATTGGCTATACCATTCATCAATGTGAGGATTGCCCATATTCTTATCAAGATTGTCACATAGAAAAATTAGGTCATAACTATGATAGGACCATAATTGAGGCAACATGTAGTAGTGAAGGTTATACGATTTTCACTTGTATTGATTGTGGTGATACTCACACAGCAGAAGAAGTTGAAGCATATGGACACGATGAAACCATCAAAACGATTTTACCGACATGTTCTAGTTATGGCTATACAGAACACACATGTATTAGATGTGAGAAACGTTGGATTAGTGATGTAGTGAAAGCACTAGGACACGATTATGAAGAAATAATCATAGAAGCAACACCAACAAATACAGGATATACTTTGCACAAATGTAAAAGATGTCTTCATCAATATTTATCCGATTTTAAGATATATAGTGAAGAACCACCTCAAATTGATGAGGTAGAAAAGCCACCTCATGAACATCAATTTCAACTCTATTATATGATAGATGAAGAAGAACAGATGATGTTTATTCAGTATAGTTGTAGTTGTCATCAAAGTCGTCATCAAGATTTGTATGTATTATTAACAAATCAAGATGGAATTACATTTAGTTTTGTACCCCAAATTGATGGTACGATTGATTTTAAAAACTATAGTGGTACATTTTCAGTTACGATTGTCGATAAAAACGGACAAACTTTAACCCAAAATGAATCAGTTACTTTTAAACAAGGACAAGATTATCCAAATACACCAGATGAAGATGAGTCAAAAAAAGATCCAAATGATTCAAATCCACCTGTGATAGAGGATAACCAACCAACTAATGAAAATCCACCAATAAAAACAGAAGATGAAATTAAGAAAAATACATTACCAGTTACGTTAATGCTCATCATCTTTGTACTTGGAATTAGTGCGACGATTTTCTATATTGTCATTTCAAAAAAGAAAAAAATAAATAAATAATAAAAAAGGAGAAAATTTAAATGGAAGAAAAAACAACTTTAAATGGAAGTTTACAAGAAATTGTAACAAAATTAAATGAATTAATGGATAGCTTTTGGATTTATATTGTAATGGCACTTGCTGCAGTTATTGTATTATGGGGAGCATATGTTGGAATTAAAATTGCAATTGCTCATAAAAACGAAGAAAAAATCAATGCACGAGATATGATTAAAAATCTAATTATTGGTGTAATTGTTATCTTTGTTGTCGCAATGGGAGCACCCCTTTTAATCAAAGGACTTGGTGCTTGGGTAGGTAATTCACAAACGATTATGCCATTTCTACCATCAATTTTAAAATAATGAAATCAAGAACATACGAAGACAAGATTTATTCTTGTCTTCCCCCATTATTTAAAAAGAAAGGAGCATGTGAATGATAATATTTTTTCAAGAGTTAGTGCTACTTTTATTCTTGTGGTTTTTAAGATTGATTGATGGAATTATGGAAATTTTTTCGGCTATTTCTGGAATTGCTGAAGTCAAGTATCATGGACAGAAAGTCAATCTAATTGAAGTAGTTGTTGGCGATTCTGTTGTTAGTACAATTTTTTGGTGTATTTTTATACTAGCCATTGGCATTTCATTTATATTTGCTATTGTTGCAATATGCAAAAATATGGTAACAAATCAAAGAAATTTATCGAGTATATTAGGAAAATTTTTCATTTCCATACTTGGACTTCTTGTAATGGTATGTGTTGTGATTTTAGGAATTTTAATTTCTAATGCAGTATTAAAACTTATTTCTGAAATCTTTCAAATTGGAAACACAACAAAATTATCAAATGCTTTATTTAATACTTGTGTAGGCGAGTGGAGTAATGGATATTCCATTAAAGAAATCGATGTAACATCTTTATCAGTAGGCGATATTTTTGGAGATTATCATACAACTTTTAAAGTATTCCCTAAATCATGGAAGAATAATGGAATGGTAAACCCTAACCAATTTTTATATCTTCCTGCAATGATTGCTTCTATTTCTTTAGTCATTGCATTAGTAATTGCTGTCATTAATCTTTCAAAGCGAGTATATGAAATTGTTTTACTCTATCTTGCAATGCCACTTTCTATGTCAACATTATGTTTAGATGATGGTGCTAGATTTAAAATATGGAGAGAAAGTTTCATTACTAAAATTGTACTTGCTTATGGAAATGTATTTTCAATCAATGTATTTGTTTTAATTCTACCTATGATTGCTCAAATGAAGATAGAAGGAATTAGCAAATTTGGTAATTCAATGTTTGTACTATTTATGATAATAGGAGGAGCCATGATAATACCTGCAGGTCAAACTCTTTTTGCAAGATTATTTGGTAGTGCAGATGATATGCGAGTAGGTGGAGGATTCTGGCATAGTGCCTTTTATGGAACACGATTTGCAAGTATGGCAACACTTGGCGTGACTTCTAAAATGGTAAGAGGAGCAGTAAGTCTTGGAAGAAGAAATAAAGCAAGACGAGAAAAAAAGAAGGAACAAAATAAAAAATATAGTGAAGAGAAAAAAGGAGAAAATAGCGAAAATGAGAATCATACCTAAAAAAATAAAAGTAAGAAATACAGTATGGAAATGTTATTCGATGAAAGATATGATAGTAGCTTTAGTACTATTTGCAATTTTATTTATTGCACTGACTAAAGGACATTTTGTTTTTGCTATTATCGTTGGATTTATAACCATCATTTTATTTATGCCAACAACTGACGGAGTCTTTTATACTTATTTAATTGAAAATGTAAAGTTCTTAGTGTGTAAGAAAGAATTTTCAAGTACAGCCAAAAAAGATAAAGAAAAAATTGATTCTTTTATTTCTTTAAAAAGTATTAAAGAAAATGGAATTATTGAATTCCAAAATGGTTATCTTGGAAGAGTAATTAAAATAGGGCAAAAGAATTTTGGCATGGAAGATGAAATAGAACAAGACACAGATATTCACTTTTTAGAACTTGCACTAGGTCAACTTGAATTAAATCAAATTGCAGATATAGTTAAAATTGATAGACCTGCTAATTTAGATACATTTTCTAAATATAGTTTTTCTAAAATGCAAGAAGTAAAAGATGAGAATCAAAACATAGTAAAAATAAAAAAAGAAATTTTACGAGAACAAATTGATAAAATAGATGAATTAAATAATATCAAAAAACAATACTTATCCGATTTTTATATTGTTATTTATGGAAAAAATGAAACCGATTTAGAACACACTACCATACATATCGCTTCAAATATTCATAAATGTGGATTAAGTAGTGAAATTCTAGAAAAAAAAGAAACGGCAATTTTTCTAAAGTATAGTTATTCTAGAAATTTTGATGAAAGAGAAATGCCATCTTTAGAAAATGATGAGTTGATAAAATGGATTAAACCAAAACACATTTCTTTTAAAGCAAGTCGGTATGAGATAGATAATCTACGAGCGTCTATTTTTAGTATTGCAGATTTTCCACTAAGAGTGAAAAACGCTTGGGGAGTTCATTTATTCCATATTCCAAATACGAAAGTCGTTATGCGAGTAAAGCCCATTGAAAAAGAAAAAGCAATCAAGAGAATTGATAAGTGTATTTCGGAAATGGAAGTTAAGCAAATAATGAGTGAAAAGGCAAGTGAAAGTAACTCTGCTGAAATTCATGAGGAAAGTATGCATAAATTATTAGACCGTTTACAAGCAGAAAACGAAACCTTATACGATGTTACAATTACTATCACGGCTTATGATTATAAAGCAGAAGAAGAATTTAAAAAAGCAGTAAGACAAGAACTTACATCACACCAATTTAAAGTATCCAATTTGTATGGCTTACAAGTTGAGGGATTTAAAAGTGCAGATATTTCACCTTATTGTAATTTGACTCATTATGAAAGAGGAATCAATAGTTCTAGTGTTGCTGCAACATTTCCTTTTGTAAAACCATTTATTCTTGATAAAGGTGGAATCTTACTTGGTGAAAATGTCTTTAATGGTTATCCTTTTATTTTTAATCTATGGAAAAGAGGAAATCTTTATCAAAACTCAAATGCTATGGTGATAGGAAAAAGTGGTAGTGGAAAATCCTTTTTCTTAAAGAACTTGATTTTAAATGAATGGGCAAATGGTACAAGAGTCATTATTTTAGATCCAGAAGCCGAGTATGTTTATTTGACTCATCAAGTAGTTGGAAACGCTATTGATGTAGGAAATGCAAAAGAGGGTAAAATTAACCCATTTCATATTTATAAAATTCTAACGGAAGAAGGAACTAGTGCAAGTCCAGTAGTGACTTTCCATACTCATTTAAAAATGTTGGAATCCTTTTTTAAAATTGTGCTCGTTGGAGCAAGTTTAGATGTTATAGAATTAATTAATAATTTAGTTATTACAACGTATGAGAAAAAAGGAATAACAGAAGAAACCGATTGTAGCTTATTCAAAGCAGACGCTTTTCCAATCTTTACTGATTTACTTGAAACCTTAAAACAAGAAAAAAGTAAGATGACAGATAGTTATTCTTTAAGAGATTTAAGAACTGCAGAACTGTATTTGCAAAAATTTGTAAAAGGAAGATACTCGGACATTTGGAATGCTCCATCAACACTTGAAGTAAATAGTAGTTTAATTGATTTTAATTTTCAATCGCTTTTTGCAAATAAAAACAATATTGTCGCAAATGCACAAATGCTTTTAATCTTTCGATTTATTGAACAAGAAGTTATCAACGTAAGAGAATTAAATAAAAATAATCAAAATATGAAAACACTTATTGTATGTGATGAAGCCCATTTATTCATTGACGCTAAATATCCGATTGCTTTGGATTTCTTTTATCAAATGAATAAAAGAATTAGAAAGTATAATGGTAGTTTTATTCCTGCAACGCAAAATATAGCTGATTGGAATGGGAATGAAGAATTAAGAAGTAAGACATCAACAATATTAAAAAATAGTCAGTACACATTTATCTTTAAATTATCAGCACCTGATATGAAAGATGTGCTAGATATTTATCAAACTGGAGAAAAGTTGAACGATGAAGAACAAAGAATGATTATTTCTGCAACGACAGGACAAGCATTCTTTATCGGTTCAACAGAACTACGTTCTTGTATTAAAATCACAACGGGAGAAAGAGTCAAACAATTATTTGATGAGAATAAAAAAAAGGAGGAAATAGAAAATTGAAAATAATGAGAAGAAGTATAAAATTCATACTTTTCTTTGTGCTTTGTATAATGGGGAGTTATGTTATTCATTCAAGTTTTATTTCTTTTAAAGCAGAAACTATAACGAATAAATATATTTTAAATTTAGATTATACAAAAAGTTTTTTAAACTATGGAATGAAAGAACCACAAATAACAATGGACAAGAGTACAACTCTAGAATTTGGCAATTATACAAAAAGAACTTTGAAAGTAGTTTTGTATGGAAATAATCATAATGGGAGTGAAGTAGTTTCAGAATCAGGACACTATTTTAATTTCAATGATGTTAGCATTGCTATTGAAACAGATTATTCAATTCCAAGAAAAAGTGTTATTTCATCTTATTGTTTAAGAAATGCAGATGGAACGATAGTAACAAGTAGTACAAATTCCTCACAACCAAGTGTTTTGTATAGTGGTTATTTAGAGGATGGAACATATTTTCTTGATTTTGTGTGGGATAATGAAGACTATATGACAGGGCACCCTAGTTATACACAAACTTATGGGGCTTTTACTTGTAGATATTCTTTTAATATAGATAGTGAAAACCCATCTATTACTGGTGCTTCTATTTTAAAAAATAGAATATATAGAAATTCTACTTTTACGGTTTCAGCAGTTGATAGTGGAAGTGGTGTAGAATCCTTTTATATGCGTGAACCAAATAGTAGTGAATTTGTACTACTGAATTCAACGACGAAAACAATACCTAAAACAAATGGGGATGGAATCTATTCCTTTTATGCAAAAGATAAGGCAGGGAATACGTCCTATACCTATTATGTAACTTTAGATACAAAAGTGCCCATTGGAAAAATTTTTAATTCAAGCGGAATTGAAGTAAAAGACTATACAAAAGATGCATTTAGTTTTCAAGTGGAGGATACTTCATCGATTCAAAGAATGGAATACCTTTTACCAAATACAGAAGATTGGGTAACATACAAGGGAAATATAATTCAAAATACAGCAGTTGAGGGAATATACAAGTTTAGAATGATTAGTAAAAGTGGAACAATTTCTGAAATCTATTCCATTTGTTTTGATAAAACTGCACCGATGGGTGAACTATATAAAATAATGAATAATAGTACTTCTTTAATTGTAGATGAAACCATTGTATCAGGAAATGCAATTATGTATTATGCAAGAGATAGTGTAAGTGGAATAAAAAATGTTTATATCAAAACACCAAGTGATTCCAATTTTGTGGAATATGAAAACCTAAGAAGATTCAGCGAGGAAGGAACGTATTATTTTCGCTGTATTGATAATGCAGGAAATCGATCTCAAACAATAATGATGGTGTTAGATAAAACAATTCCAGTATTAGAGTGTAATGGTGGAACTTTTTTTGAAACGACAAATCAACCTTTTCAAGTGACTGCGAATGATTCTAATGGAGTGACCCTGTTTTATAAAGGTCCTACGATGAGTGAGTTTGCAAGAGTTGAATCAAATACTTATGATTTTAATCAAGACACTTATTGTTTAGATGGTAGATATGATTTCTATGCAGAAGATAGTTCTGGTTTAAGGTCAGAAATCTATTGGATTGAAGTTAAACTACCTCTTCCTGAGGCACAAATTATTTGTTCTGATAAAGATAATAGTGTAAAAATAACTTGGGATGGAGAAGGAACCGCACTATTAAATGGTGAACCTTATAAAAAAGATACTTGGATTACTAAAGAAGGAAACTATACAATACTGCTATATAATCAACATAGGAGTGTGGAATTTCCTTTTGTAATTGACCATTATTATGTACAAACGAGCCCTAATTTTTCTTGTACAGAAGGTGGCTTCATTACATATACTTGTAGTCATTGTGGTGATACATACCAATCAGACTATCAACAACCAATAGGGCATAGGTATGAAGAAACGATATTTCCACCATCTTGTATAAAAGATGGATATTCTATTTTTCATTGCACTGCTTGTGACGATGAATATCAAATTGAAGGAAGTAAAGCAACAGGACATCATTTAGAGCAAGTAACGCTTTCTGCAACTTGTACAGAAAGTGGTGGTATTTATCAAAAATGTGTAGATTGTGATTATCAATATATCATAGAAGAAATATATCCAAGTGGACATAGTTATCGTAGTGTAATAGAAAATGAACCTGATTGCACACATGAGGGAAGACGAAACTATACTTGCGATAAATGTGGACATCACTATACAAGTGTAATCCCACCACTGAATCATGAATATCAAATTACAGACATACAAAAAGATAAAGATACAACGATTCGAATATATACTTGTACCCATTGTGGTGATACATTTGAACAAAACATAGGAGATTCGTATAAGAAAGTAACAAGTTTTGTAGATTACTTGTTTATTCAATATAGTCCTTATATGATTTATATTTTTCTTGCCACTTCAGGAGTATGGAGTATAGGAATGGGAGTAGCTATTATCATAGCAAACAAAAAAGAAGAAAAAGAAAAGGCAAAGAAGATGGTATTTAATTATATCATAGGACTAGTAGTTATCTTTGTTTTACTAGTCGCTTGTCCTTATATTATAAGAGGAATTGCAAGCCTATTTTAGGGATAAAAAAAAGAAATCAAAATAGTTGACATAATCGGACTAGTCCGATATAATGTAGGTGTAAATGAAATCAAAGGAGGAAGAACAATGGAAAAAGGTCTAACCGTAAAAGAGATTAAGCAGTATCAAAAAGAACACCCACAAAAAGTAGAGGTGTATGGAAAGTATGGAACGCTTGCAAGAGCATATTTAGAAGAAAATGATCCAGCACGATACTGGACACTTGGGGAAGAACTTCCAAAGTATCTTCACCAAATTGATGAAAAAGCAGAGGAAATGTTTGAAGAACTCTATCATGATTTTAGCAAAAAAGAAGAGTATCAAAAAACTGGTGATTTTCAAACAGATTTGATAAGAGAACAAGAAAAGAAAAATCAAATTGAAAATATCATTATCAAAAATTTAATTTACACGGAGGAAGAGTAGTATGAAAAAAATATTTAAAACTAGTTGGAATGTGTTAAAAGTGTTTATGGCAGTAGGGTTATTGCTGTGGAATATGATGATGAACATAGTAGGCATTTTGCTATGTGCTATTACAAGCAATTAGGAGGAAAGCATATGCCATTAAAAAAAGAAGATACACCTAATAGAATCATCAAAAGAAGATATGAAGAAAGAAATAAAGAAGAACGAAAAGCATATCGCAAGCAATTTAATACCACTCTTTCTATTGAGTTTTATGAAGAGTTAGAGGCATTTTTAAAGGAAAACAATATTGGAAAAATAGATATTGTTAAAAGAGGCTATCATGCCTTCAAAGAAGATTTTGAAAAACAAAAACAACAAGAAAAAATCAAAATAAATAAATTATAACAATGTTGAATAAACATAGTTATCAAATGAAACACATCGAAAAGATGAAGCGTTAGATGACTATGTTTTTCTTCTACCGCTTTATTCTTAAAAGGAGAGGAAAAAGTATAAGTGTAGAAGAAAAAACAAAAAAAGAAATGAAATACTTAGTAACATTATCCATGTTAAGAAAGATTTATGAAATACATCATTTAGATATAAAATTGCTAGAGCAGTTAAACCGAATGAATGCAAAGTATTTAGGGTGTCAAGTAATACCAATACAACTAAACTAGATAAAAAGGAGAGTGAAAATATGAATATTCATAATAAAGAAGTAATTGTTATTCCTGCAAAGACAACAAAAGAGAAAAAAATAAGAGTAGCTGCATATTGTCGAGTATCAACTGATTCAACTGACCAACTCAATTCATTTTTCACTCAAATGAAATATTATAGTGACTATATTAAAAGTAATCCTGAAATGATATTTGTTGATATTTATGCAGATGAGGGAATTACAGGAACCTCACTTAGTAAACGAGAAGAAATGAAACGTTTAATCAAAGATTGTAGGTTGGGTAAAATTGATAGAGTTTTAGTAAAAAGTGTAACAAGATTTGCAAGAAATGCATTAGAGTGTATTGAAATTGTAAGAAAACTAAAAGAAGAGAAAGTAAATATCTATTTTGAAAATGATAAAATCAATACTGAAAATATGAGTTCAGAAATCATTTTGTATATTAAGAGTGCGTTTGCAGAAGCGGAAGTTGTTACTGCCTCAAAAAGAATGGCAAAGTCAAATCAAATAAGAATGGAAAATGGCAACTTTAAAACGACGACTGCACCATATGGATATTGTTTGAGCGAAAAAGGATTAGAAATAATACCAGAGGAAGCTGAAAAAATAAAACTGATATATGAACTTTATTTATCAGGTTTAGGTGCAAACCAAATTATTCGTAGACTAAAAGAGTTGGGAGATAAAAAAGATTGGAAGGTTGGACAAATTAGATATATTTTAGAAAATGAAAAATATATTGGAGATAGTTTATTTCAAAAATCATTTACCCCACATATTCTACCTTTTAAGCAAAAAACAAATAATGGTGAACTTCCAAAATATTATTATACGAATACACAAGAACCTATTATATCCAAAGAAAAGTTTGTAAACGCTCAAGTTCTTAGAAAAAACAAAAGAGAAATTTATTATAAAAATACAAAAAAAAAGACCTTTGTATTTAGCAAAATATTGAAATGTAGAAAATGTGGATGGAGTTATCGGTATAAAAATTGTGAAAGTGGTATTTATTGGAGTTGTTCCAAAAAAGGAAAAGTAGGGTGTACTTGTCAAAGTGGAACTTACAAAATGGAGAATTTGTATCAGTCATTTGTAAGTATGTATAATATTTTAAAAAATAATGAAAAAATAATATTAGATGAAACCATACATTTGTTACAAATAGTAAAAGCCAAAAAAGGTAATAGTAATCAAAGTATTTTGCAAATTGATAACGAGTTAGCAAGTTTAAGTGAACAATATATTGCATATAGTGAACTTTATCAAGAAAATATCATAGATGAAATAACTTATATGGAAAAGAAAAACAACATACAAGGTCGCTCAAGTGAACTAAGAAGTAGAAGAATGAGAATTCTAAATGAAGATGATGATGAAAATGAAATCGAAGAGTTACGAAAAGTAAAAAGAATTCTTGATAAAAATGAAAATTATATTACATGTTTTGATGAAAAATTGTTTCATCAATTAGTGGATAAAATTTATGCTGAAGAAGATAAGGGATTGACGTTCTTACTTAAAGGAAATTTAGAATTGAAATTAAATAAAGAGGTAATATCAAATGTGTAATAGACAAGTTAGTTATGGTTATCAAATCAAAGATGGAAAATATGAAATTGTTGAAGAAGAAGCTAAGATAGTTCATCAAATTTTTAATGATTACATTCATGGAAAAAACATGACACAAATTGCAAATGAATTAAATGAGAAACAAATTTACTTTTATCAAAATGATGTAAACTGGAACAAGAATAAAATAGATCGAATAATTAAGAACACAAAATATTTAGGGGATGAAAAGTATAACTCAATAATTCAAAAAGAAGTATTCAATTTAGCAAATCAATTAAAATCACAAAAAGCACATAAAAAAGCAGAAATAAGTGTTGTAATGGATTACATTAAAACAATCACATATTGTTCAACTTGTGGAAGATTATTGATAAGGAAAGTCGAAAGTGGAAAAAAAGAAAGATGGTATTGTAAAAATGGGTGTTTAATGAAAAAGCCTATTGTCGATATAACGATTGAAGATGGAATCAAGCAAGTAATGTCAAAAATAGATTTGAGTTTAGATGGAAAATCTATTTCAGAAGAGCCTACTTATCAACAAACATCAGAAATAATGAGATATAAAAATGAAATTCATCGAGTATTAAATGAGCCCAATGTATCTTATCAAGTTATCAAACAAATGATATTAAAAATGGCTTCCTTAAAATTTGAAGCCAGTAAAGAAAACAATCTAAAATTTTATACGCAAAACATATTAGAAGAAACAAAAAATATAATGAAACAGGAAAAATTATCCATAGATTATTTAAAAAGTAATATAAATAAGATAACCATAAATTCAAATTTAATTTTTCAAGTTCAATTTAAAAATGGAATGGAAATAACAAATTAGGGGTGTAAACTATGATAGATAATTGGTATAGTTATAATATAACAAATGACAAAGAAAAAATGGTTGTTAAAATTGATGCAAATCCATTGGTCAGTAAGCATACTAACGAGAATGCAATTTTAAATGTTGCAGCATATTGCAGAGTATCTACAAATCTTGATGACCAAAAAAATAGTTATAAAGCACAAGTAACCTATTATACAAACTCCATTTCAAAAAATCCAAAATGGAGATTAGTAGGAATTTATGCTGACGAAGGAATTTCTGGAACACAAGTTAAACATCGAAATGATTTTAAAAGAATGATAACAGATTGTAGAAAAGGAAAAATTGATTTAATTTTAACAAAGTCAGTAGCAAGATTTGCAAGAAACACAGTTGATACGTTAAATTATGTTAGGGAATTAAAGACACGAGGAATAGCAGTGTACTTTGAAGAGCAAGATATTGATACACTCAAAGTAAATACTGAAATGGTTATAGGATTAAATGGAGTTATTGCACAAGCAGAAAGCGAAAATATAAGTGCAAATATATCTTGGGGAGTTAGAAAAAGAATGAGAGATGGTTCCTATCAGTTTCGATATTTACTCGGATATAAAAAAGATGAGAATGGAAAACCTTGTATTGTACCAGAAGAAGCTAGTATTGTAAGATACATTTATCAATTATATTTAGATGGAAAAAGTTTAGACCAAATTAAAGCAATTTTAGAAAATGAGAAATATGTAACTTCCACAAATAAGACAGAATGGAGCAAAAACTACATCAAAAGTATATTAGAAAATGAAAGATATTGTGGTGATATGCTATTACAAAAAACATTTGTAGAGAATTGTATTACAAAGAAAGTAAAAAAAAATAATGGCGAATTGCCAAAATATCTAGTTATCAATAATCACCCTGCCATTATAGATAAAGAAACTTTCAAACTCGTTCAATTAGAAATAGCAAGAAGAAGTGGAACAAGAAAAACATCAACCAATACGATAACACAACAAGGCAAATATAGTGGGAAATATTCGCTAAGTGATGTTTTGATTTGTGGTGAATGTGGAAGTCCATATAGAAGAAAAACATGGATTAGAAAAAGTGGAAACAAAGTAGTATGGAGATGTTTAAGTAGAATTGAACATGGTACAACTTATTGTAAACATTCATTATCAGTAGAGGAGAACTTATTAAAGGAAACTATTCGCAAAGGATTAAATAAAGCCATTCATAATAAAGAAGAAATAAATAGTTTAATAGAAGCAAACTTGAATTATATAACAACAGGTAATAGCAATTCTTTAAATGCATATAGTATTGAACAAAAATTGAAAGAATTAAAACAAGAAATGGATATGGTAGTTGAAAGGATGACAAAAACAGAAGGAGATAAAAAAAGATTTAGCGATATTATCAAACATATAAATGATCAAATTGCAATATTAAGAAAACAACTTGAAATTGAAAAGTCAAAAATTTCTTATAAAGAAAATATAGATATAGAAATTCAAAAAATTAAGCAAATATTGACTTCCACAGAAACTGAGTTTCATGAATGTGATGACATTACCATTCATCGTCTTATAGAAAACATTAGAGTTATGGAAGATAATACAGCAATTATAACTTTAAAAGGTGGTTATCAAATAGAAGAGTCCATTATTCAAAGTCAAATTTAGTAAATCTAGATTTGGCTTTTTATTTATTAAATTCAAAACGTCTTTTCAAAATGGTAGAAAAAATAGAATAAAAATGTTATAATATAACAAATTATTCAATCTAAATAAAAATAAAGTAAAGTCAGGGGGGAAAATTAAATATGTGGTTTGATATAATAAGTTTAATAATTTCTATACTTTCATTGGGGGCAACTATTGCAATATCTATTATTATTTATAAATTAGAAAGAAAAAATGAAAAACGAAATAAAGAAAAAGAAATCAGAGAAAATGCCAAAAAATTTATCTCGGAGAATATTGATGAAAAAGAATATCTACCTTTAGCTACAATTGCATCTGGATGTTTTTCACAAAATAAGCATTATAGAAAAATATATAATGAATTTTCTCTTCTTGATGATGACACGAAAAAAGAAGTTTTAAAACTAGCTGATATGGATTGTCAATTAATTAATAATGACGAATGGATTAAAGAAAAAATAGATTTAATAAAAGAAGCAATTAAAGAACTTGGTATTGGTCGTGATTTTTTATATGATGGTGGAAAATATCTAACTAGAGCTTATAATTATAAAGAAAATTCTATTTTAGAGTTTGAAAATTTAAAAACTAATCAATATTTGTATAATGATGTTTTTGGGATAAGAAAAAATATTATTATTTTCAAAAGAAGCGATAAACTTACATATGAAGAATATCTAAATGATTATTTATATATAAAATATTGTGAAAATAAAAAGATGTCAGAAGATGTGCGTCTTCCTAACGAATATTTATTTGAAATGGAAGATTTGGGGGATTGTGACGAAGATAAAATTTGTTTTTGGATGATGGTTATGGTTAGAAATGTAATAATTTATTCAATGCGATATTTAGGATATAAACAAAAGGAACATACTTGTTTTAGTTCATCAAACATTAAAACATTTGAAGATAAATATTTTTCAGTTTTATATGAATTGTATTATTTAGAAAAGGAATACGCTAAAAAGAAAAAACGACAAAAAATATAGGCGAGCTATTTCGTACAATAATCACATTAAGAAACAACTGTATTGATATAGTAGAATACTAAATATCAGCACTTTTTTCATATATTTAGGCGTTTTTGCTAGGAGTTCGGTACCTATTCATAGTAAAATTGTCTATTTTTTGTTGCTTTAAAAGCATCTCCGAATATTCGTTTATACGAAAGGCAGTTTTGATAAAAATATATTTTCATACCTCAATATATTGTGGCGAATTTCTCGTTTTTTCTTAAAACGTGCTATAATTTTATAAAAATGGATACTGGAAAATTACTGAATAAATTAGAATTGATTGAGGGGAAAATAAAATGATAGCTTTAGGAATTATATTGGTAATTGTTCTTATCTTTATAATTTTATATTTTATAATAAGAATTATGTATATTTCCTTTGTTGAAAAGCATAGTGTTTTACTCTCCAATATAAAAAAATTGAATACAGAGTATACGTTTTATCCTTTTTTTAACAACGACCTTAAACACACTTATGACAATCCAAAATTTTATAATGATATTTCAGAAAAAGATTATTTAATATATCAGCTCCAATTTCAAACCTATTATTCAGAAATATTTAAGCAAATTAGACTTATGAATTTTAATAGAGATAGATTCTCAAAGTATTGTGAAAAATTAGAAACGATTGAAGGGGAGGGAAAATATAATAAAAGAACTAGGGGTTATTTCCTAATTCTTTTAAATCACTATGAAAAAAGCTTATATAAGAAAAAAATTCAATCACCAACTAAAGAGTATAGCATAAAAGTGACATTGTTTCTTTCTAAAATAAATGGTGAAATCTATCAAAAAAAATCTAAAATATTTTATTCTAATGAAATTATTCAGTTAATTGAACGATTAAAAAATAAAAGTGGGACATTTTATAGAGATAGAGAAATTTGGGAGTCTCTTTGTAGAGTGGAAAGGGGTAAGGTATCAAATAAATTGAGATTTGCTATATATAAACGTGATGGATATAGATGTAGATATTGTCATAAGTCTCAAAGTTCTACTTTATTAGAAGTGGATCATATAATTCCTATTGCTAAGGGTGGAAAATCCACTCCCGATAACTTACAAACACTTTGTCACAATTGCAATATACAAAAGGGAGATTGTATTTTTAAATAAGCACATAAAAAACGAAAATATTACAGAAATTAACATAGAATTATTAAAGAAGAAAGATGTATTGATAAAGTTTTCTGAAATAATAGAAAAATTATGTATGGTCTGTTAATGAAAGAAATGGATACTGTTATAATTACACTTACCTTAATAATAGTATTATATTTAATTTCTGAATCATTATATTTTTTTAATAGTTTCTAGATATTTAAAAAACAGGTTTGATACGAAAGTATTGGACCTTTTCAAATAAGCTTATATTAATGATATGATAACAATAGGAGGTATTGTTTTGTGAATGCTATTTTTAATATTAATGGAAAAATTATTGAGACAAACAGACTTATTTTACGATCCTTTAAACAAACGGATTTGTCAGATTTATATGAATATGCATCAGTCGATGGTGTTGGTGAAATGGCAGGATGGTCTCATCATGAAAATATAGAAAAATCTCAACAAATTTTAAATATATTCATTGATGAAGATAAAGTCTTTGCTATTTGTTTCAAGGAAAACGGGAAAGTAATTGGATCCATTGGAGTTGAAAAATATGGATTGGAAGAAAAGTTGACTGAGTTTGATGGTTATAAAGGTAGAGAAATTGGATATGTATTAAGTAAGGATTACTGGGGAAAAGGAATTGCTACAGAAGCAGTCAAGGCGATTATAAATTATTTATTTTTTGAATGTGACTTGGATTTTTTAATATGTGGATATTATGCGTTTAATTCACAATCAAAAAGAGTACAAGAAAAGTGTGGTTTTAAGGCGTATAGGAAATTGATTTTAAAAACTAAAATGAATACAGAAGAACCAAGTATTTTAAATCTTTTAATTCATCCTAACAAAAAGATTAAGTTTCAATTTTCACATCCGGAAACTTTGATTTTTAATGCGGATGAATAATAAAGATTTTAGATAAGAATATAAAATATTGGATAATCATTTTGCAATAAATGTATCAAATTGTATTAATATAGATATTGGGACCATAGCAAAATACGATATTTCTTTCAACTTTTTCATATATTAAATAGGATAACTTTCGCTACACAGGAATATATATGGATTTCATCATTCATAGCTTTTGAGCCTTTTATAATTATTGGGGGCAATTTTGAATATTTGATATAATACTTATTTTGTCATCAAAATCAATAATTGCTTCCCAATCTTTGGTTTTGTTACCGTTAAACTTAACTTTGTTATCTTTTATGATGTTTTTATTTCCTATGCTATTGATTATGCTAGCAATGCCTTCATTATCGGATAGCGTTTTATCGTTTAGTATTGATATTTAAGTAAAAAGTTCTATTTTTATATATTGTGAATGTAAATTTCATTATTTTTTGATAAATATGGATGAAATGAATTGCTGAGCTATTTCGTATCATAATCATATTAAGTTTTGTCTAAAAGTATTTTTGCTTTTGTTTTGCAATAGTTAGGAGTTAGACTTGAACAAAAATTGAAGATGTAATTGTAGAAAAAATACTGAAAATATTGTATAATGGTTGTATATAAGGAGTGATAAATATATGAATAAAGATCCATTTATTGAATATATTAAATCAAGTGAACCTGATAAATATAATAAGAGTTATGCATGGAGTACAGCTATAGGACTTCAAGCAGTTGATGGATTAGAAACTTCTAAGTATTTAATTGATACAGCAATTAAAAATATTGAAGGAGAAATTACAATCGATGAAGCAGATGCTCTTATTAATTCATACTATGAATCAAACCCGGATAATTCAATTGGTAATAGAACGGAAGAAGCAGATAAAGTTTCATTAAGAATTGCAAAAATATTATTAGAACCATCTTTTACATTTTCACCATGTGAATATATATCAATTCATAAAAAACTATTTATTGGAATTTATTCGCATGCAGGAATTATTAGAGATTATAATATGACTAAAAAAGAGTGGATTTTAAATGGTGATACAGTTTCTTATGGTACTGCATCTAATTTAATGGAAACTTTAGAATATGATTTTAAAGAGGAAAAAAATTAATTACAAGAATTTAACTGCGAAAGAAAGAATTAATCATTTTGCAAGGTTTATTGCGAATCTATGGCAAACACATATTTTTGGTGAAGGTAATACTAGAACAACAGCGGTATTCTTTATTAAATATTTAATATCATTGGGTTATAATGTTACTAATGATGCATTTGCTAAAAACGCATGGTATTTTAGAAATGCATTAGTTAGAGCTAATTATAATAATTTTGAAAAATGTATTTATGAAACGACAGAATATCTTGAACTATTTCTTTCTAATTTATTATTAAATGAACATAATGAACTTCATAATAGATATATGCATATAGACTATCAAAAAACAAAAAATGAGAGTGTAAATTTAAATAGAAATGAAATAATTAATAATAATAAAATAAAAAGGATGGAGTTAATAGAAAAAATAAATCTATCTCGTTCAACAATTGATAGAGTGCTAGCTTCATTAAAAACTAAAAACATAATAGAAAGAGTTGGATCTGATAAAACTCGCTATTGGAAAGTAAATAAAACGTTCTAGTCTGGTATGTATCAACACATTTTTTGAAATCTATAAGTCTTCTTTGTAAGGCTTATTTTTTTATGCAAATACGGCACTTTTTGTTCGAAATACCCAAGGAGACTATTCACTGACTCGAACTATTAAATTACGGGATTCGAACCCATAAGAGATAATGGCGGAAAAATGTTTAAAAAATAGTATAATATTTATATAAAAGTGCGAAAAAACTTTTTACTTTTGCAACTATATATAAGTGGAGAGGTAAAAATCATGAATAATATGAACAAGAGTGAGTTAAAAGAAAAAGTAGTAGATTATGCCAGTAAAGTATTTTTCTATTGTGTGAAAAGATGTAATAGCAGAATGGATGCTGAGGATTTATCACAAACAATTCTTTTAGAAATAATTCAAAATATTGATAAAGGTGCACATATTGATAATATGGATTATTATGTTTGGGGTGTTTGTAGAAATCAATATAATGTGTGTTTATGAAAAACTATTAAAGATAGAAATAATCTTGAATATAAAGAAGATATTGATGATGCGGATAATTCAAAACAGCACTTGATGAAATGCTAGAAGATGAAAAGATAAGCAAAATGAATAAGCCATCAAACTATGAAGTAGAGATTATGCAGAGAAAGGATTTCAATCAGTTTAGATATCAATGTAAAATAAAACCAGTAAAAAATTAGCTTTATCAAGGATAAACGCCTTGAAAAATTTAGAATTTTGTAGTATAATATAAAACAATGAACATCAATAGGATTTCTATTTTAGACAAAACAACTTTAGTGCTAAATGTGAGATCAATTAGATGGAAGTATGCCATAAAAAAATGAAGAAGGTTTGTGTTTATATGTTTACTGAAATAGTCATTTACCAGGTTAAACCAGAAAAGGTAAAAGAATTTGAAACGCTAATGGATGATGTGAAACAATTTTTAGAAAAGCAAGAGGGTGTGCGTTTTCTTCGGTTCATAAAAAGAGGATATCACATCGATATGGAACAAATTAGAAAGGGACTTCCTCCTTTGGAAATTACCCGTGTTGTAAAAAGTGTGAAGTATTTGCTTTATTGGGAATTCGATTCAAAAGAAAACTATGGGCTTGCTCAAAAACAGCTTTATGAATGTTATTGGAAATCGATTGAACGATGCTTGATTGTTCCACATGATAAGTATTTAGGAGAAGTATTGTTTTGATTTTATTTGTATCGATAATGATAGGAATAATTCATTAAGCAAAATAGGAAGAAGAAAAATAAACTTTTATGTTGGATAAAATATTTTCACTTCTTCAAAAAGTAAAAAATATATTTCATTAAGGATTTACTTATCTTTTTTTAGAAAAATGAAAAATAGAAAATAAGAAAAAACCAAGATGTAAGCGTTTTCTGTGTCAAAAATGTAAAGATTACAAACGAAATTTGATATAATAAACATATAATTAAGTAAAACACTTGATTATTTGGAAATTTAAATTTATTGGAGGAAGAACATGAAGGCGAAATTCAGGGCTAAAATTATTTTTATGTTAATTGCCTTTCTTATCTTTACAACCCTTTTTGCGGGGTGTAATTGTAAAAAGAAAAAATTCGTCAATCAAGGCGAAGTAGGCAAGTATTATAGTTATCTAAATGAAGGAACTTATTCATTAGAACTTGATGAAGGAAAGTTTGTTTTGAATAATCTCGTTGAAACTTTAAATGGTTCGTATACCTTTGATGGAACTACACTTGACTTTACATTTGAAAATGATAAAAATAGTGTAAACGTAGATTATCAAAAAAATAAAATGAGCTTTTCTTATAAAGGATATTCATATACCTTTTATCGTGATGTCGATTATACGGTAACGTTTAGTACAGGGGGTACACTCACGGTAAAAAATGGTCAAAAATGTGAAAAGCCTCAAGATCCTGAAAAAGAAAATCATTTATTTGTAAACTGGTATAAAGATAGTTCATATTTGACTGTATTTGATTTTGAAAAAGAAATCATTACGAGTGATACAACCATCTATGGAAGATTTATTGCAAAAGAAAAATATGACTATGAATATACAGTAAGTTTTGATACGGGTATAGAGGGGGTAAATATTGACAGTGTTGAAACATTCAATAACACATTATATACTCTTCCAACAGTTAATGTAGAAGGAAAAACATTTGCTGGTTGGTGGGTGAGTGATTATGAAGATGGCTCTAAGCTGACATGTGAATTCTTACCAACAATGGAAATCAAACAAGATATGGTTCTTTATGCGGTTTATACAAGTCAAGCACCATTAGTATCCATTAGTGAAAAACAAATTGCTTGGGACAATAAAGGTGTCAATAAGCAATATGCGGTCAATGTACGATACGCAGATGATCTTGCTGAAGAACCTGTATTTACAAAAAGAGTCAACACCAATTATGTTGAATTTGATTTCAATACATTAAGTGCTGGAAATTATGTAGTAGAAGTAACTACAGGCGATTATACAGGAAAAGCATATTATTGCAATAAAAAATTAACACAAGTTTGTAAATTTGAAATTGATGGATTTAAATTAACTTGGAATAAAGTAGAACATGCAACCAATTATTTCATCACAGTTGAATGTGGTTTAAGTGCCCATCAACATAAAATGCTTGATTTAGGTGATGTGAATGAATATGACTTTAGTGAATGCTTAATGCCAGATAAAGGTATTACCTTTGTTGTTACTGCAAAAGCTAGTGGATATATGTCATCTACATCTAAAACAATCTCTCTTTATCGGGAATTAGATGAAGTAACCAATGTGACAGTGGATGCAACCAATCAAACTTTAATGTGGGATGTGGTTGAAAACGCAACCAGTTATAAGGTTACGATTCTTGCTGAGAATGGTCAAACATATAATTACACAACAGCGAATCCTATGCTTGCTATTGATAGTTTTTATGGGAACTTAAGTTTCACGATAACTCCTGTTGCTCAAGGATGTTATGCAAAAACAACAAAATATGATTACAATAAAACGGGATTAGTTACACCAACCAATATTAAAGTCATAGGTTGTGAAGTATTATGGGATGCAGTAGAAGGCGCTACAGGATACAATATCAAAATTGGAGATCAGTTATTTACATCAGTAACCAATTCTTATACATTAACACCTGAAGAAATTGAAATGTTAGATGAATTTGTAATTTCTGTTCAAGCGGTTGCCGCAGATGCCAAAGACAATTCGTTGTATAGTCCTAGTGTATCGATTAGCAAAGATGGCGTTAATACCATTGAATATAAAAATGGTGTAATCAGTTGGAACTCAGTTCCATTTGTTGGAAAATATGCAGTGAAAGTAGACGATGGTGAAGTGATTGTTGTTGAAAATGATACTCAAGTAAATTATACAATTACATCGGGTAAACATACCATTTATGTTACCACCATTGATAACGAGGGAAATTATGGAGAATTTTTCTTATATACTGTTGAGGTATATGCACTAATTCTCAATACAACTGGTGGTGAAGAACTTGAAAGTTTATATTTTGTTAAAGGGGATAAAATTCCAACATTACCTATTCCAACATTTGAAGGATATGACTTCATCGGTTGGTATGATATTGAAAATGGTGCAGTCAATTCCGGCAATTTATTTACAGCTGAAACATTTGAAGCAGATACAGATATTGAAATTTTTGCTTCATGGAATGGAAAAGAATATACGGCTAAATTAGATTATGCTACTTATGGTAGTGGTGATATTAATCAAGTTACGACACAATTTGGTTCACCATTTACTTTACCAATCCCTAAATCAGAAAGTAATTTAAAAGCATTTATTGGTTGGTATTCAGAGTTGAATGCTCAAGGTGAAAGATATACAAATGAACAAGGTAAATCTCTTAAAAATTGGAGAGATTATGGAGAAGTGACATTATATGCTGGTTGGGTTGATGTATTCACATTTGATTTAATCAATGATGGAAAAGCATATTCTGTTTCTAAAGGTCCTGGTATTGATTATGTATCAACGGTAACTATTCCAACTACATATTTAAGTGTGCCAGTCACTACTGTTGAAGCAAGTGCATTCCAATCTTGTTACAAGTTAGTTACAGTAAATATCCCAGCCTCTATTTTAAATGTAGAAGTTGGCTCTCAAGGCCCTAATGGTACTGGTTCATGCTTCCAATCTTGTAGCAATTTACAAGCGGTCAATGTGTATCCAGTTGAAGGGATGTTAGAAGAAGATATTCGTTATTTTTCAGTTGATGGTGTGTTAATTTATCGCAATGAATACAATGGCTATGAAATTAAATATTTCCCATACAATACTAAAGGTGGTACATATACTATTCCTAGTATTGTAACAACTATTCCAATTAATGCATTTAAGAGTTGCTCTAAAATTACAGAAATTATTATTCCAGCAACAGTAACCAAAATTGATGAAAATGCATTCCAATCTTGTTCTAATTTAACAACAGTTACGTTCTTAAACCCAGAAGAAGGTGAAGCGGTTCAAGAGTTAATGCTTGGTTCAAAGGTATTCTCAAGTAATAGCTCTTTGCAAGTCATTAATTTACCTGCTAGATTGACATCATTTAATGCAGATATTTTCAATTCTTGTTCCAAATTATCTGCTGTAAATATTATTGGTACATATGAAAATGCAGTATATTCCTCTTTAGATGGTGTACTGATGGATGTAGATAAAACAGAAATTATTTTCTTCCCACGTGCCAAAGGTCCAACATATACTACTCCAGTGGGCATTCAAACCATTAGAGAAAGTGCATTTGAGTCTTGTAAGGCGTTAACAGAAATTAATATTTCCGGTCAAGTTACCTTAATTGAAAAAAATGCTTTTAAATCATGTACTGGTCTTGAAAAAATCAATTTCTTAGGTAGTGCAGAAGATAGTTCATTAACAATCAAAAATAGTGCATTCTATGGATGTAACAATGCAAGTTTGACAGAAATTACACTTCCAGCAAACCTAGTTGTAATGGAAAAAAATGCATTTGGTGGTACATCAAAATTAACAAAAGTCAATGTATATGCAGTAAGTCAAAATATTAATTTTGAATATGCGGCATTTGGTACAACAACAACATCTGTTTCTATATCCCCAACATATTATGTAACAGAATTATTTATCGCAAAAGAAGTAGCAACATTTGATATTACAGGTGTATTTGGTTCAGAAAAATTAGCTAAAGTAGTGGTAGAAGAAGGCAATGCCAATTATGCATCTATTGATGGTGTCTTATTTGATAAGGATGTAACTAAAATTGTGTATTATCCTACCGAAAGAGAAGGAAATTATGTTGTACCAGAAACAGTAGTAGAAATTGGTGCGAAGGTATTTGAAAAGAAAACAGGTATTACATCTATTACTATTGGTAAAAATGTTAAATTGATTGGTACAAGTGCATTTGCGAATTGTTCAAAATTAACAGAAGTTATCTTTGAAGAAGGCGGAACAGAAGACCTTGTGATTGGATCTATGGCATTTAGTAGTTGTAGAGCATTAGTAAATTTGCAACTTCCTGAAAGATTAACTCAAATTTTAGATGCAGCATTTAAAGCGTGCGATGCACTCCCTGAAATTGTTATTCCGAATAATGTAACATACATTGGGGCAGAAGCATTCCAAACTTGTTCTAGTGCAGTTCGTATTACTTTACCAGCATCACTTGAAACGATTGCGGAATCATCAAGTACACTTACAGATGATAAAGAAAGTAGAATTCGTTCATTTGATTTCTGTAAGAGTTTAACTGAATTTGTTTTAGTTGGCGAAAATGAAAACTATAAAGTTATTGATGGTATTTTATATCGTGTAATGAAAAATAAAGAAGGAGAAATTTTAGGTTATGAACTCCTAGTTTGTCCTCAAAATAAAGGCGGAAAAATTGATTTACCAAGTAATGTCATTTCACTTGCTAATCGTTCTTTCTATCAAAATAAAGTCATTGAAGAATTAGCATTTAGCAATGGAATTGATACAGAATTATTAATTGGTAGCTATGCATTCTACGAATGTACAAATTTATCTATACTAGATTTACCTACAGGATTAAAGAATATCGGTAGCTATGCATTTTATAATTGTAATTTACTTCGTGAAGTAGTGATTCCAAATACAGTAGAATTCCTTCCTACAAAAACATTCTATAATTGTAAAGGATTAAATAAAGTAACGTTTGCAGAAGGTGGTACAGTTTCACTTGAACTTGGTGATGGAACGGTATCATCAGGTGATGAATATACATATTATTATGGTACATTTGCAAACTGTGATAATCTAGAAATCATTATATTACCTGAAAGATTAACTGTAATTGGTAAATATGCATTTGCTGATATGCCAAAAATTAAAACAGTATATATTCCGTCTACAACAAAGAAGATTGGTGATAATGCATTCTATAAATGTTCTGGTTTAACAGACTTATCATTTGCTGCAACTGCATCTGATTTGGTACTTGGTAAATATGCATTCGCCTATTCAGGTATTACATCATTAGATCTTCCAGAGGGATTACAAAGTATATCAGATGATGCATTTTATAGTTGTAAATCTTTACAATCTGTTGTTATTCCAGCATCAGTTACGACCATTGGAACTTGGGCATTTTATAATGATATCTTATTATCCTCAATTACATTTGCAGAAGGTTCACAATTAGAAACCATCGGAGCAAACGCATTCTGTTATACTCCGATTACATCGATTTCTTTCCCACAATCTATCAAAAAAATTGATAGTTATGCATTCCAAAATTGTAAATCATTATTAACTGTTACTTTTGAAGGTACAGATACAGAAGAAGGTTCAAGTTTACAAATGATTGGTCAAAGAGCATTTGCCAATTGTATAAATCTTACTTCATTTGCTTTCCCATATTGTGGTATTGATGAAGCTGGTGTTTATAATAAGATTACACTTGGTTCTGGTACAACGGTACATTTATTTGAAGGGGATAGCAATTTAACACATGTTTATTTATCAGAAGCAGTAACTTCCATTAGTAATTTATTTGTAAAATGTTCAGGCATTCAAACGATTGTTGTTGCTGAACACAGTGAAAACTTTAGAGTTTCTGAAACACAACCAATTATTTTAAATGTTGATGGTACAGCAATTCAATTCTTATTTGGTAGAATGGATGGCGTATTTGAAATTCCAGAAGGTGTTACGACTATTGGAACGTATGCATTTGCTGGTCAAACCAATATTACTAAAGTAATCATTCCAAAGACCATGAAAACAATTGGTGATTTTGCTTTTAATAATTGTTATAACTTAGTTGAAATAGAATTTGCTAATGGATGTGTATTAGACACATTAGGTAAGAATGTATTTAATTCTTGTAAGAGTCTTAAAACGATTACACTTCCAAATGGAATTAAGAATATTCCAGAATATGCATTTGCAGCTTGCGAATCATTAGAAAGTATCAAACTTCCTGCTAATTTACAATCTATTGATCCATATGCTTTTGTATGGACTTCATCCTTGAAATCTATTACATTCCCAAGCAGTTTAAAGAAAATTATGAATTATGCGTTTAGAAGTTCAGGCTTAGAAACTGTTACAATTCCAGAAGGCGTTACTCAGTTGGGTATTTATGCGTTTACAGAGTGCCACTCATTAACAGAGGCTACTCTTCCAACAACAATTACAACCTTTGGCAATCAAGTGTTCACCGATTGTATAGCACTAACTACCGTAAATCTTCCAGAAGGATTAACCACTTTAGGCGGATATACATTTAAAGGTTGTACAAATTTAGAAACAGTGAAATTACCTTCTACACTCACTACATTCGGAAATTATACATTCCAAGGATGTACAGCATTACAATCAATTGAGATTCCAGAAGGTATTACTTATATTGGTGCTAGTAAATCTGCTACCGCATCCTCATATGCATTTGATGGTTGTACGTCACTAAAGAGTGTCACTTTCTTAGGCGATCAAGTTGAAATTATTGGTCAATATACATTTAGAGGTTGTACATCACTTCAATCATTTACATTCCCTACAACCTTAACTACCATTGGAAAATATGCTTTCCAAAATACTGGACTAGAACAACTCGTTGTTCCATCAACAGTGACAACTATTGGTGATTATGCGTTCTCTGATTGTCAAGCACTTGTTTCTGCTACTATTGAAGGTACACTCAAATCACCTGGTAGATATATGTTTAAAGGTTGCTCTAATTTAACAGATGTAGTTATTGCGGATGACAATACAACCATTGGTAATTATACATTTAAAGATTGTGTAAATTTAGTTAATGTTACTCTTCCTGCAAAATTAACAACACTTGGTACATATGCTTTCCAAAATTGTACAGCATTAGAAAAGATTACACTACCTGCATCTTTGGTAAAAATCGGTGGTACTACTTATTCTGCAAGTGCATACACATTTGATGGTTGTACATCACTAGCAGAAGTTGAAATTTTAGGTAAGGCAACTTATATTGGTGCTTATGTATTTAAAAATTGTACATCATTAAAGAGTATTACGCTTCCAAGCACTTGTACTTCAATTGGTAGTTATGCTTTCCAAAATACTGGACTAGAATCAATTGATTTATCTAAAGTTACTACAATGGGAACAGCAGCATTTAAAGATTGTGCCAATTTAGCTACAGCAGTATTACCAAATATTGCCACACTGCCAAACTACACATTCCAAAATTGTGTAGCATTAAAATCAGTTGATATTCCAAGTAAGACAACAAAAATTGGTTCTAGTGCTACAGCTGGTTATGTATTTGATGGCTGTACTGCACTTGAAAGTGTAAAATTCTTAGGTTCTGTCACACACATTTATGGATATGCATTTAGAAATTGTACATCATTAAAGAATGTAACAATTCCTGCAACAGTAATTGAATTAGGTGATTATGTCTTCTTTGGATCAGGTGTAGAAAATATCAATGTTCCTAGCAAGGTAGCAAAACTAGGTAAAGCAGTATTCAATGCTTGTGAAAATCTTACAGCACTTTCAATCGATGGTGCCAATACAGTCTATATGGTATATGATAATAAGGCAGTTGTAGAAATCGCAACAAGTACTGTTGTTTCAGTATTCAATTTAAGTGGTGATTATACACTTCCTGAAGGTGTAAATATTGCAAGTTATGCGTTAAATGGTGTAACACTAGGTACATTCATATTACCGGATTCATTAACGACTTTACCAAACTATGCATTATATGGATTAACTGCCACTCAAGTTGTATTAGGTACAGGATTAACGACACTTCCAACCTCTTTATTGGCATATACCAATATTGATACGGTAGTATTAGGTGCTGAAGAAGTGGCTATTGGTAGCAATGCTTTTGAAAGTAGTACTATTCAGATGATAGAAAATAGCGAAAACATTGTATCAATTGCTTCGAATGCATTTAAAAATTGTAAGAACTTGACAACAATTGCACTAAGTGATAAATTATTAAAAATAGATAGTAATGCATTTACATTATCTGGTTTAACTAGTATTGTTATTCCAGGAAGTCTGGAATGTTTAGGTACATATAGTGCGACTTCAACAACAAGTGGATCTGTGTTTAAAGATTGTGTAAATTTAACTTCAGTTACTTTAAATGAAGGCTTGACAACAATTTGTGATAGTGCATTTGCTGGAACTGCAATTACATCTATTACGATTCCTTCAACAGTAACAAGAGTAGGTTTAAATATATGTAAAGATGTAACCACATTAAAGAATGCAACTGTTTTATGCAATGTATTGAATAACAATATGTTCAATGGATGTACTGGTCTTGAATCTGTACAACTATCTCAAAATATTACAAAGATTCCAAACTATGCATTTGCAAATTGTACATCACTTCCAACAATCAGTTTACCTACTGGTGTTACTGAAATTGGTACATATGCGTTCCAAAATTGTACAAATTTAACTCAAATCAAATTACCTGATGAACTTGTAACCATCCAGACATCTGCATTCGCAAATACAGGTTTGATCTCCGTGGAAATTCCATCAAAAGTAAAGAATATCTTTGGTTCAGCCTTTATGGATTGTGCAAATCTTGTTTCAGTTGTTTTAAATGAAGGTCTAGAAACATTAGGTACAATCAGTACTGGTGGTAACCCTACAGGTAATGTATTTAAAAATTGTGTAAACTTAGAAACAATTACACTTCCAAAATCACTTCAATCTATCGGCAGTGGTACATTCCAAAATTGTAATAAGATTAAATCCCTTGTGATTTATCAAAATTGTATTACTATAGGGGATAGTGCATTTGCGGGATGGACGAGTGATCAAAAAGTATATGTTATTGCTTCTTTATATGATATAACAGGTTATTGGTATGAAATCGTAGCGAGTTCAACATTCAAAGGATATTGGACAGGTACTGAAGCTGAATTTGTATTTGAATATAATGAAAGTTCAAAGTAAAAATAAATCATTTCATTAAAATGAATCAATTTCCTCTAAAGGGTATATCCCTTTAGAGGGGGATTGATTAGAAAGAGAGGAAAAAAATATGAATTTTAAAAAAGATTTTAGTCCGTTGTACAAAGCGTATTTAAAAAGCGCTATTGTGAAATCTTTGATTTTAGCAACCTTAATTAGCTGCTCTGTATTGTTCATTGTTTCATTTGTATTTTGGATGGTCGATGTAAAACAATTTTGGATTGCATTAATCGCCTTCGGAGTACTTGAAATTGTTATTTTCCTGATTACCTTTTCTAAACTTAAGCCAACAGATAGAAAATTATCAAAGAAATTGGATGAACTAGGATTACAACAAAGGGTTGTAACGATGTATCAATATCAAAATGATAATTCATTAATGGCAAAAATTCAACGTGATAATGCCATTGAACACATCAACAAGGTGAATAAGAAATTAGTAAAATTAGTTACACCAGTTCTTATTATTGTATTGCTTTTTGTGAGTATCTTATCTAGTACAACTACAACTATTCTTGCTGCATTATCATCAAACGATGTCATTAAGCCAGGAAGTGAAACCTTGACACCAAGTAAAGAGGTAGAATATGAAGTAACATATGAAACTATGGGTGAAGGATTCATTGAAGGAAATATTTTCCAAGTAGTTGTTGAAGGTAAAAGTACAACAGCAGTAGTTGCAGTACCAGAAGAAGGATGGGCTTTCACTGGATGGGTGATTGTATCTCCATCAAATTATTCATCTACAGCTAATGAATCTGATCCTTATCGTGTAGATGAAAATGTAAAAGCAGATTTAGTTATTTGTGCTCAGTTTGTTGAAGTAGAAGAACTAGATGGTGAAGATGGTGAACCAGGTGATGAACCAGGAGAAGATAGTAAACCAACTCCTCCATCTAATGAAGAACAAACTAAACCATCACAAAAACCAGGAGAAGGCAATGATTATGGAGCAGGTGGAAAATACGAAGAAAACAATCAAGTTATTGATGGGCAAACTTATTATGGCGATACAACATTTGATAATGCCTATGAGGATGCAATGAATAATTTACAACAAGATAGTAATATGTCTGAGGGATTAAAAGACATTATTGGTGATTACTATTCAACTATTGAAAAATAA